ATGTATATCTACGTATATCTGTCTGTATTTGTCTGATATGTCTGTCTATCTAACCATACGTTTTGCCTTATTGTAACCAGTATTGAAGATGTTATTACCATGTTTTTTTACACGACGTACATGCGGTCTAACTCTTCGATTAATAGCAGGTATAAATGTCTCAACCTCATTTAAAGAATTAATATAGGCAAAAAATAATATAATACAAACTAGGAAAACATAAAGTAAAAGTTTAGTCATTGTTGTTTACTTATAATAAATTAATAATTTATTTTTTATAAATCGTTAAAATAAATTATTGAATTATCATCTATCAAGCTTTAACTAATCAACCTCATAACTATATTTACATGGATGAGTAAGTCGATGTAGAAAACCCTGAGTATGCTTGTACTTCGGAAGTATCTATGTTTCTGGGGTCAGGTACCTGGTTTGACAACGAGTCAGATGGTTTACCTCTTTTTATTGAATCTTCCATATCTAGCATATTATCAAAACCTTCGGTGGTGGTATCAGTACCTTTTCTATTATGCATGTTATTAGAATGACTATGTGTTGATGTTGCCTGTTGTTTACTATTTGTACTACCAGATCCATCTAAATAATTTTTCACGCTGGCTTTAATATTTCCGCTCGCGTCCATTAATAGTATATTTTTACTTGAATCCTCTGTTACCTTTGTAACTCTGCCTTTACGATGATGTTTACGGTTGCCACTTGGGTCTGTTATATTGCAACTTGGGTCTATTCTATTACAACTTGGGTCTATTATATTACAACTTGAGTCTGTTCTATTACAACTTGCGTCGGAAGTAAACCCTTCAAATAACGCTATTTCTGACTGATTAAACATGATAATTATGAGAAGAACAGCAACTACTCCTAAAGTATTATTCATATAGGAAATACCCAATATAAGTCCAATCATTACAATTCTGCCAGGGATGGTATCAATAAGCCAATCGAATACAGTAGATTGTCCTAAAATTATAATAGCAAGTAATCCTAGTGCTGCGACTATATTATTATTCGTACAAGCTTTTCGTAACATTAATAATTATATATAACAAAATATTATTTCAGTAATCGAATAAATAGGATTAGTTTTTTAAAATTATTATCTAAATTTTTATTAAGAATGTCTTTAGCAATATATGCCGCACCATTTACTGAAAATACAAATGATAAAGAAAATAATAATTTGATAAATCAAAAAAGACAACATAGTAAAACACAGAAAAGACAGCCAAAGAATAATAGTGGTATTAATAGCGACAAAGTGAACTCAATATTAGAAACGATACATAAGACATCGAATGTTGGCGATGATGAAGATACTAACATGGGCGATTTTTCGCCCCCGCCAAAACCACAATCATCAGGAGTCGACAAAACTAAAGATACTGAAAATGCGATGAATGACTCAAACCGCAGGAATCGTGAAATGTTTAGTGTAATATCGAATGGTCCTTATCCCAAGGAGGATGGCGAGATTTACCAGATGAATGATTATAATAATTATGGAAACAAAGAAACTCATGAAGAATTCTATAAAAAAGTGATGCCTATGTATGGTGTAGGAAAACAACACAATAAACAGTACTATAACACTCCAGTATATCACGACGAACCAAGTAAAATACAAGATGATAGTGTATTATTAAAAAAATTAAATTACATGATACACTTATTAGAAGAACAACAGGACGAAAAAACCAATAACATAACCGAAGAAGTAGTATTGTATTCTTTTTTAGGAATATTCATTATTTTTGTAGTTGATTCATTTGTTAGAGTAGGTAAATATGTTAGATAAATAACCTCCAATCATTTATTATTTTTTATCTTCAAGGGTGTTAATTAATAATAAATACTTTGTCATTAGACACCGTTTTGTATATAAAATTATAGAAGAAATACGCTGTAGGGCTTATAAAAGTAGGATGATTTTTTTGTAACAAGTTATTCACGATGAAATAGTTATGCGATATGTTTTCAACTGTACAATATCCGAAGCTATTTTGTGCGGATATGTCCCAAAAAAGTACTTTAAATGCATGCGTAAATACATCATTTGAAGGACATCTGTTTATGGAGGCAAAACAAGATAGGATTTCCAAGTTACCATCTACATATATAGCGGTTTTCCGAAAGAAATATGCCGCTATAACGGAATCGTCATGCTTTAACAAATAAACAAACACATTATTGGTTTCAATAAGTTGTAATAAATTACCATAATGAGGTGTGATTACTATATCAAAATCATGATTAGCTTCTTTTATAAAATCATACACCAAATGTATATTCAATTTGGTGATTTTCAACAATTGATATATGCTAACTAGTTCTTCAGGTTTGTTCCATTTAAGAACAGAAAAACCATATGTAGAATATAAACATAAAGGCACTATTCCAGTTAGTTCATTCTCACGTTTAAACAGCGAAACCGCAATTTTCTTATTGATATGACGTTGATTGTACTCATGTGTCTGTATGATTTGTGGGGCGATTCCTTTTTTTCGGTGTGATTTAGACACACACAAATAGTCAACATAATAACAGTAAAAATTGATGTCGTAGTCATACTTATTAATTTTCACGTTAAGAGGTCTCGATGTAATAACAGAAACAACAGCAGTATCTTCTACCAATCGTTTGTTTACTTCAGAATACAACGAATTCTTGATAGTATACAAAGACAGGAATGATTTATGCGGGTGACCTTCGAAGTAAGGATTAAAACAGTCGTTAGTTATTCTATAATAATTCTTACCATCGTTGAAATAACTCGTATTGACACGGTTAATGCAACGTGTAACCACAAAGGAGGCAGTTTCTGTGATATTTGTTGTTTCGATATTGGTAAAATTCGTATACTTATTTCTAGTGGGTAGCGATTCTTCTATAATACCAGGCGGTTTAAACATGTAATGAATGTCATATATATGAACCACAGGTTGCAACACCCAAAACCCATACTTTTTCTTTATATAAAAATAAATAATGGTTACTATTAATGAAAATAAAAAAATAAAATAAGATAAATATTGTATCATAATAAATTAGTTTTACATTTATTTTTATATGGTATTTTGTGGAAAAGTATTATAGTACCTTTTTTTCAGTTAGATATGAACCTGATGTTGGATATCACCTTTAAGGTTTGACAAACACATATAAGTATTGCTGTTCATATGCGCATTTTACCATATCAATAATGGCATGTATTGTAAACCCACATTCTTGGGCAGTAGCAGATATTACATCCTCGTCTTCCATGTATAGCTTGTGTTTCTGATGTCTTGTTTTTCCATTCTTGAACTTGAATTTTTCATCGAATACTGTGACATTCGTGTCGTCGCTGTCAGTAGTAAAGTTTGAACTATATTGAAAATCGTTAAATGTGACTTGTGTAGTGGTAATTCTTTCTTTTGCATATTTTTGAGGCGATACAACATACAAAGGGTTACCAGGTGGTAAGATAGGATCGAACTTATCTTTGTCTACCATATGGACAACCAAGTACCCACCAGGCATTAGCCATTCCATGCAATTTTCAAAGAATTTGCGTTTATCTTTGAAATAGTAGATTGTAAAATACAGACAGGTTATGTGGGTGAAACTTTGGTTCTTAAAATTGTTGATATCAAGAACGTCTCCTTTTACCCATGTACCATTAGGGTATTTCTCTTTAGTCATATTAATCATCGCTTGTGAATTATCTATACCAACTGCCTCTTTAACCCTTTTATTATTACTAAAAGAATTAACATGATGTCCAGTACCACATCCTACATCTAATAAAACGATTTCATCATTTGAGTCTGTCAACTCCAGAATTTGACCTACCTCAAAGTCATTCTTCACTTGATTAAATACTAAAGAATCGTATATTTGTGAATAAAAACCATCGAACAGCGATAGATCATCTATGTAAACATATTCATCCTGTTGAGTGAACCCTTCTTTGTAGGTAGATTTTTTAATAGCGTTGAAAAATGAGATTAGCATCAATAAAAGTACTATAAATATCAGTGCCTTTCCAAAATCGGACATTTTGCTATAAGTTTTTGGGATATCTGTGAAAATATTTTTTTTCATTATATGTATTGTTGTTATTTTTTTTGTCTTGGTTGTAAATATAAAAAATGGATATAAATGATATAAATGATATTCGGGAAGCTAAAGACTTCAACGGTGTTAGTTTCTCGAATTTCAAAAAGATAGATGTAAAGAAACAACTATTAAAAAGTTTAATTTCCTCTAAAATAGAGCCAGCATGTTATTGGAGCGCCGAATTAGTTTGCGCTGGTCATTTCTTGGACATATGGGAAATCATAATATTCTTTTTCTGTAAATATATTCATTTAGGAAATATAAAGATAGCTTCCTATTTGGAAATGAAATTAGAGGCCTTTCGTAGTTTGATGAATATAGGATATAAAAGTAACCAGATATTAGTAAGAAATAATAGTAAACTACGTAAATTAATTGCAGAAGTAATTTGTATTTTATGCCATTCTAGACAGAAACCTGGAATTGAGTTTATGAAAATAGACCCGAATGAACTAGATATTTCAGTTATATCAGAACGATTAAATGCGCCTAATACCAATTATACAGAGGGTATTTTTATGTCAAAGGACCCAAAAGAGTTATATATAGCCATTAATGAGATGTCTTATAGTATTAATAGTAAAGACGTGGTAAATTCATGCTACTGGTTGGAATGGTTAATAGAGGTGATTTATAAGAATAAAAGTAACAAGATATCATTAAAATGTGAAAGACGTAGTAATATAAAGGTGGAGTCTAAATTACAGATGGACGTCGTATGGATTATATGGGATATTTTTTTAAAAGAATCTAAAAATAACTCGCAGTATATTCAGAAGACAGTACGGTCATTATTATCTTTGTTCATTTTGCAATATAAAAGCAGTTATTTGAAAAAAAGGAAAAATGTGTTGTATTGTGTGATTTCGGTTTTGTGTGAGAATAGTAGTTTGGATGCAACACTATTGCGTGATGAAGACAAAAATAAAACCGTTTCCATAATGAATAATGTAGATATAATTTATCAACAAATCAAGAAAAACGAGATATCTCCAGAAACTGATTATCTATTTAGAGACGTTAAAAAGAGTAATTTGAACAAAACGATAGAACAGTTGGAAAAAATGGATTCTTTTAGTGAAACATTTATTCCGCGTTTGTAAGAATATCTAGATATAGATACAGATGCATAAAACATGATATATTTTGTGTAGGTAATATATATATACTAATGGTCAAAAAGAACACCAAGAATGCTAAAAATATAAAAAATACTAAAAATAAGGCGACAAATAATACTACTAACAGACGAAATAATGCTAAGAATAATCGAACAAAAAAAAATAATTCAATAGCTAAATCTAAAATCACACTAAAGCCAACTGGTAGTTTGGTAAAGTTTCAAAAAGAAATAGCTATTCGGTTTTTAGAAATGGTATTAATGGTGAAATTATATCACTGGAAAACAAGGCAATACTCATCACATATAGCCACCGATGAATTCTACGAACGATTGAATGACCACATGGATAAATTTATGGAAATCTTATTGGGTAAAACACAGGTACGTATGGATTTACTAAACGTAAAGAGTATTAGTTTAATTGACTTGAAAGACGTAGACCAATTCAAAGGCAAACTGGATGATTTCAAAAAATACTTGGTTAATTTAGAGGAAAATCCAGGAATAAAATCGATGACCAATACAGACCTCTTGAATATTAGAGACGAGATTTTAGGACATATAAATCAATTATTGTATTTACTTTCGTTGAAGTAAAATGTGTGTCATGATTCTAAAAATAAATATGTATTTTATTTATAATGAGTAGTTCAAATAGTATTAGTGATGGATTGATCGGAACTTCCAACACAGATAATTTAGAACAAGGTAGTGGTTCCCCAGATTTATCGTCTTTGGCACCTGCTTCTAGCAATTCTGGTGTAGCAGCTAGTTCTAGTTCTAGTTCTAGTTCGAGTGCTGGAAAATGGTTTTCCCGTTTAACCGACTTAACAAATCCTTATACATGGCTAGCAATTGTTTTCATTTTTGCTTTATTAGGTATCAATATCTTCATGTATTTAGCACAAGGGACAAAAGATGCGGCTGAAATGTTTAGACCATTATTCTTCATGATTAGTAAAACGATAGCTTTTTTGAGCGCAACCCTTGTAGGTACTGCTGCCAGTGGAAGCAAAACTATTATAACTGGTACAACTGATGTGGTTGATACAGGTTTAACACAAATAGAAAAAGGAGCAGATAAGGTCCAAGAAAAAACTGCACCTTCTAACCTGCAAGGTACTCCGTTGGAAAAAAAATTAAATGATGTACAAATGGACAACAACAGTTTGAATAAATCCTTGAATATGTATAAGGCAGGTGAAGGTAGTGGTAGTGATTACAAGTCGGATTTGAGCGATAGTACAATTCAATCTGGAGGTACTGGTAAAGCGGGTTGGTGTTACATAGGTCAAGATAGAGGATTTAGAAGTTGTATGAAGATTAATAAAAATGATGAATGCATGTCTGGTGACATTTTCCCGACAAAAGACATATGTGTCAATCCTAATTTAAGAAATTAATAACACCCTGAATAGTTGTAAATAATAAACTGTAAATAATAAACTGTAAATTATATATATTATTTACTTAGGTAGACATGCAGACACAAATAATTTATAATTTTGTGGCCATTTATTACCACTATTAGACATAGTTCGTCTAACACGAGGAAAATATGATTTGATTCTGTTGTCCCAGCACAGTTCTTTTATTACCTTCGGATTAGAAAACCCAGGTACATTTGAGGCAGTAATAGAGTGGCATTTCTTAACGGTGTATCTTTTGATTATTTCATTCGTACACGGGTCAGCCAACGTGTTACATATTAAAGTTCCTTGAGTAGTTATGGTATCATCGTTGGGACAACCATTTGGGTTTGGTAATCCAGTTTGATAAGGTCCTGAAACGTTATTTACGAAACCAGGATTCGTATTTGGCGAAATATCGAATGAATTTACTCTGTATAACCCACAGTTGTTTGGGTTTGTGTATGCAACTCCCTGTGTCCCATATGCTTTTTTGCCAACCCATTTACCCTTGGCTATTTGCGCAAATCTTTGATTTCTACTCAAATTACTACTATTATTTTTGTACTGTAAGATATTACCTTTGTAGAGTATTTGATTCAATAAATTAGCATCAGCTTGTGTAATGTTATTATTAGTAAGAGGATTGAATAATGTAGATGAAGGATTGGCAGGATCAGTACAGTATGGATGTTGCTGTACTCTGCTCCATGCTCTCGGTGGTTGTGGTAAATAACTCATACTTATATAATATATATAATGTCAATAAGAGAAATCTTACTGAAATTATATTGTTTTATCGATAAATTATTACAAGGGTTTTATTCGCCTTCGTTATAAATGAGTTGGATATTTAATAACTGTTAATGGATACTTAATAATTGTGAATTTTATTATTATGTTGTCGGGGGTTTATATATGTATGTCCAGTATCATTAAAATACCATCTCAAAGACAAGTAATCCCAATAGTTGTTATTTACAGTAATAGATGAATCAACAGGTGTTGTGTTAGGTCCTTGTGTTACGATGTCTTGTATTGCTTTCGTTCCTAAAGCATAATTCCAATACCATAAATTAGACAAGTTTCCTTCGAATCCTCCATGACTGGCGACATACACATTACCGTAGTTCTGTTTGGGAACACCTTTTAGTTTAATACTTCGTGCAAGGTTACCGTTAATATACACATCAAACTTGGTATTTTCACACCGAATGATTACATTAAACCATATATTTATTGGAATATCAGGAATTGTAATTTCATGGTTAATTACTTCGTATGTGTTCATCATAATAAGCAAGGCATTCGTATTAGGTACCAAGTATATTCCTGGTGCATTATTAGGCGAATTTAATCCATCACTACCTACTGCGTCATTTCCTTTGAAGAATACTGTTCTATATTTATTTCCTAAATATGCAAGATTGGTAATGTTAATCCATACACTCCATGTAAATTCAATACCTTTATCCTGGTTTACAGACCTATATATAGTAGTAGTGGTGTTACTACTTGGGTCTTGGTAAAATATTTGTTGTTGTGTGGCATCAACACTACCATCAAACAAGTGTGGACTTTCGGTTGGTTTTACCAAAGAAGTTATAACCTTAATACCTACTCTGAGTAGTATCATGAATGCGAATAATACCAATAGTATAAATGCAAATTTGGATACTAAACTATTTGAATCCCCGAATGATCCATCGCCTGAACCATCAGATGTTGTAAAGGAAGAATTATTACTACTCATTTATATATAATATATTCAAATAAGAAAAAATAGTAGCATTTTTATTAATTATAGTTGTAAACTATAGTTAATTTATAAGTTAATTTATAAGTTAATCGTTAAAGTATATATCGATTTATCTCTCTCTCTAAAGATAAATCGTTACTTCTATTACAATTAACCAATAGTATAAGTGTTTTGCGTGGAGCCATTCTCCATAACATTAACCTTGATTTGATAATCTCCTCCCATTAATGATGAACCTTGATATCCGTTTCTGTAGATGTCCCATACTTGTTGAGGATTAATAGTATTAGGCCAGTATTGTAGTTTAGAAGTCCATCCATCGAAACCACCCATAGGTGTAACTATTATGTTGGCGTTATTTTTAACAGCTGGTACACCTGGCAATAGACAAGTTCTTACCAATTTACCGTCTAAGTAAACATCTAAGGATCTATTGTAACTTGAAACAACGAGGTTAGTCCATCTCTGAATAGGAATGTTGGTGATTGTACAAGTATGTAATACGGTACTTTGTACTCCTCCAGTTGCATGTCGTGTTTCAGGAGATCCGTGACAAGCTAAAGCAATTGTTATGTTGTTTTCAACAGCACCCATAATAACTGCTGGACAAGGTTCTAACTTTTTAAGATTTTCCCCAGAACCTATTGACCCAGATGATGCTAAATGTTTGGCAACGGCTATTTTTTGTGCACATGACCCAGTATTTCCACTTCCATCGGTGGGTGTTCCGCCGCCTGGTAATTGTGTTGCCATACGTCCAAACAACACTTTTTTGTGACCATATCTATAATTCCAGTCGTTGATATAGAACCAGTAAGAATATGTGAAGTTAGTAGCTGGTGAACTAGTTCCATTTGTTGCTAAAGAAGAAGATTGAATAGTAGAACTAGTTTGTCCACTTACCACACTTTTCTGTAGTGTATTATTATCACCTAAGTAATACCTCAAAAGGTAAAATAATAATATTAATACTACAACGATAACAACAATAATTATTGGATTCATATTATATAATTATCGTAGAAATTTTATATTTGTAATAAGAAATAAATAAATATAAAATAGAATATTACACATAGAATTGTATGGAATTTCCATCATTTCTACTAAAACACTTTTCCTATTGTATCCTGCATAATATTATTGATGTTACGATGTAGTACCTTTTTTTAAGTTATAGTTATGACTTGTTGACGATTGTTTCAGTACTACTAGGGTTGGATACTGGTGGACTATTTTTTTTCTGGCTGTTGTATATCGTGCTTACATTACTGGCTGATAGGACTTTTCTATGATAAACCAAATTACAAAGACCTCCTATGTATCCGTTGTTTTCTCCTACCACTAAATTATCCAACTTGTAATAAGGAACAACGCCCTGATTTGATTTTACCAGTTCTCCGTTCAAAAATATATCCATTATTCCTCCGTTATAATTGATGATTATATTATTCCATTTTTGCAGTAGCATATCATCGTTCTTGTAAATAATACGGTCGTCGTTTGAGTCGAATTCTAACAACTTATCGCGATTCGTTCTTTTATCGCGATTGTCATGTTTCATGGTTATTAGTAGAGTATTCTTTTGTGCGTTGTACATGACCTTGGGTTTATTACCATAGTTCAGTATAGAAGAAAATTCATTATATTTGTTATTTGTATTCGGAGGAAATGCGTCTAAATATAGCCAGAATGATATCCCATAATTATAATCATACACATCATCCGATTTCGTGAAATCAGCATATGTACCTATTGGTTGTGTTACATTCGTATATATGGGTTGATTTACCAAAAGTTTACCTCCTTGCTGGCTTATAAAATATCTGAAGAATGGTTCTGCAAAATATGCAAGAAGCAATACGATTGACAACAATAACATGTTCCAGTGATTCTTACCTCCACTAGTATCTTTTACGAAAGCACTCAATATTTTTTCCAATAAGTCGTTGAACAAACAAGGAATGTAGAATATAGAATTAATTATGAAATTCTTGAATACGTCTTGTTTTTCACTATGCTTAGCATTTGGACTTTGCATGAATAACACTTTGTATACCAGACCTAACAATACTAAAACTAAAAGAATGTTTAATATAAAACTAACAATACTGCTCTGTCCTGATAAATCTTGTAACGAAATGACTATCCATAAAATGATCATGATGGAAATGACCCCTCCGAATAGCATAGACATGCTTCTCTGGAACATATCTACTTTCGAGGTGGTCGAGTTTTTGTCCGATAGTTCTGGGAATGTGTTACTAATGAACAAAACACTAAACAATATTCCTATTAGCAAAATAATGACTATACTGCCACCAGCACGTGATTTATTATTATCCGCGAAAAAACCTCCTTCGTATGACGCTATATAACCTGCTACTATTGCCAAGAATAAGAAAAAACTGATAGTTCCCCAGAATGAAAATTTACTAAATTTCTTATAGAATGGTTCCTGGTTAGTTGTTTTGTTATTACCACTTTTGTTTCCTAATGTAAATAGTATGATTAAGTAAATAAACATAAATACAGCTAATAATAGTGTTAATAGCATCAAACTGCCAAAATATTGTACGATCACTCCACCTGGATTAACCGTGTAATAAGTTCCTATGGTACAAATAAAACAGAAAAACACAATCATCATTTTGATTCTTTCGTAGTTCAGGTCAAATTTTGCTACATATTTTGCAGATAACCCTTTGTAAAAAGAGAATATACCTAATAATATGGTGGGTATGATGAACAAATATGGATACCCGTTGAGTGTACTTGTTGGCACAGCTGAGTATAAGACAATCAGAAAAATAGTATATGCTACTATATAAAATACGTTACTTATTTGTGTAAACAGATCCTTCAATTCTTTGAAATTAGGAACTAACATAACGGATATGCCTAATATCAATAGGGTAATTAACAATACTAAGAATATTTCAGCTGTAACTTTGTTTGAGGTCTTATCCTCACCAATTTTATCTATATCTTTATTTAGATTTGTACCTGATAATACTAGTATCAGCATTATCATCAAAAAAACTATTAGGAAGACAATTGGATAAAAAAATTTAGGTTCCATTAGATTATACAAGGTTAGACTGCTAATACTACTGCTACTGCTACTACTGCTACTACTGCTACTACTACTAGATTGTCTCTGTCTACTTGGCATAGAAGCAGAACTTGTCCTTGACCGAGAAGAAGAAGAGAATGGGGTATAATTAGTTCGCATAACTTTAGGTGGTGGATTACCTACTTCGTTATTATTATTTGGCTTTCCTACACTCATATCTTAATATATTAAAATATTATTTGTAAATCATGCAAAAGTGTTTTTATTGTCCGTGAATTTACATATTTTCCTTGGCGGTTTTCAATCCGTGACAATTTCGACATAATGCAACTAAATTATCTACACTATTATCACCACCATATTCTAGACGAATACGATGATCAATCTCGTAAGTATGGTCTAGTTGTGCGTCACAGTGACTACAGGTCCAACCTTGCTGGGCAGCAACATACTTCTTTTTCGTTTCACTTACACAACGTTTGTTTCCATTTTTACCAGAGGTCTTGATTCTATTATTACTAAATTTACTGGGGTTACTATTAATACCATTAAATGTCTCCATAAAACTGCCATCATGTTCTCCTGTAAAATCAATAATAGGACTTAATGCCCCCAGAGTATTTTTATTGATAGGCATTAGTTTAACAACATTATTTGCATAGAGTAGCATATTTTTCCCTTCTTTTGGATTCCTTTTCATAGTAAGATAAATACCCACCCCTAAGCAAACATACAAAATCATTTTGTAGTATTTTTTAAAAGAGTAAAGCATTTTAGTATACTTACCATCATGATATGCATTATAGACAAAGAATGCTGTTAGTCCTAATACAAATATTTCTAATCTCATATATACTATTTACAAATAATATTATATCACGCAAATTATATCACACAAATTGTCTAATATGTGTCATACGAGAAATAGGTTTGGGATATTGATGTAATAATTCATACAAAACAATTCATACAAAACAATTCATACAAAATAAATTAATTATGTTTTCTTCGGAATTTATTTTTACATATCATGTTTCTTTTTTTACACGTTTTATTTTGTTGTTTTCTTTTGAATTGAACACCCCCAAAAATTTTGTTTTTGTGTTCGGTTATTTCCTTGGATTTTGGCGGTGTTGTGAATCTTATGGACAGCTTTCTGTTACTACCCTTACTTTTAGATTTATTTATACTTTTGGTTTTAGTTTTGGATTTACTTTTGTTTTTATTTTTTATAGTAGTACTATGTTTCTTGATATTACTATTATTACTCACAATAATTAGATTATTAAATTTATCTAAACTATCCAAAATATAATTCTCATCTAGTGGTGATGCAGAATTACTATAAGTATAATGAAATAGCTCTTTTAGTATGTTGAATGCTCTTTTGGTATTGTTGACCAGAAGATGTTTGTTTATGTTTAAACTATATAAAATAGGATAATAACTTGTTACAAAACCCCATTTATCCACGTTTTTAACAAAGACAGTATTCAAATAATCACGCATATTGGCTATAATATGCTCATCATTATTAAAGTGTATCAGTATTTCAACAATATATGACACAACAAAGGTTTTAGGGTCCTCGTTGGATATTATTTTTAATAATTGATAAACCATTTCTATGTGACCAGGGCCTCTAACATGGCTCCATTCATCTATATATTTCTTCACAAAAGTGGTTAAATTTTGCCTATTTACTATCCTTTCGGATTTATTGTAAAACTTGGTATATTTATTTATAAAAAACGTGTTGCAAATTATTATTGAATAAGGCGTGTTGTATTGAATAGGACGTCCTTTCCAAACTGCTGGTATTTCTGAGTTTTTACCAGGCACATAACTACATGACAATCCCCAATCAGTTAATCTTGTATATAATCTGTTACCTTGTTCTTGTACTAATATATTTGAATCTTTAATGTCGTTGTGGTACAAGTTCATGTTATTCATCGGTACGATTGCTTTGGTGAATAACTCGACTAGTTTTTGACTCATTTTATGTACTGCTTTAAAGCTCTGTTTACTTTCCATATACTCATCTATAGGGAGTCCTGCGTTTGGCATGTTTATAATTAGCAGGTCGTCAATTTTAGTGTTAATGTTATTTAAAGTGTACTCGTGTTTTTGTAAACTTTTACATTTTTTCGTATAATTTTTTAAATCGCTTTGTGTTAGTTTTTTGGGTTTACACAACTCGGTATTTTTCAAGACAAAATAATTACCGTAGTTTGATATTTTTTTCACCTTGTTTTCTATTGTTTTGGATAACTTATACTCGTCATTCGCGTCCTCAGTGTTCATTAATTTACTTACAGTACTTTTTTTACGGTTAGTTTCGTGCTGACATAGTAGACCAGGTGCAAAAACGCAGCCAAATCCACCAGCTGCGATGACTTCTCCACCCATTATATTATTTGTGTGGTTGTCTTCGTTATATTCATTATTGTTATATATATTCATAATTTAAAACTATATATATAGTACTTATAATTTATTTATCGTAAAAATAGTATATAATTGCGAACAAAATAAATAATACAGATAAATATATGATTTTTTGTTTTATTTTATAATAGCTCATCAGCTTAGTGTTTTTGCTTTTGTATTGTTCATAGTAATTGGTGTAGAATTCTTCGATAGATATGTGCGGTTTTTCTAGTTTTTCATTCACTTTATTATGAATAAAATGTACCCATTTAATTAACGATTCTTTGTTATCTAAATAAGGAGCAACTGGATATTTGACGATTAGTCTATTAAAGTTATTGGATATACTTTCCACTGGTATAAACAAGTAAAAATTTTGTATCATTTCATAGAACTTTTTCTTAGTTACAGCGTTGGGATTTTTGGGGTAATTCATCGAAAGGGTGTGTAAAAAAAACCAATAATGAGGACCCCAGACATCTGGGTCTAAATATTTCATATTGAATAAAATGAATATAAAAAAAACGGTCAAATAACATATAAATACTCCAAGAATGAGTAATGATAATAATAATAGAATTACTTGCAACAATTGTGGCAAGGATGGACATATGTTTTATCAGTGTAAATTGCCTGTTATAAGCTGTGGTATAATATTGTTTCGTAGAAATACAGAATCTGGAGTAGAGTATTTGATGAATAGAAGAAGAAATAGTTATGGATATGTTGATATGATAAGAGGAAAGTATAATGTTTATGATATAAATCAAATGGCAAGCTTAGTACAGCAGATGTCTGCTAGTGAAAAGGAATCGTTATTGGTAAAGACATTTGACGAACTGTGGAATGGTATGTGGGGTGGGATGTCAGCGACTATGGCGCAAAATGAGTATTTGGCAAGTTCTAAGAAATTTAATCATATTAAATCGGGTGTTACAGTTGATAATACATTATTCAAAATAGAAGATATAGTAAATAATTGTAATACAGAGTGGAATGAAACTGAATGGGAGTTTCCGAAAGGTCGGCGTAGTACAATAAAAGAAAGGGACATGGAATGCGCACTTAGAGAAGTGTGTGAGGAAACTGGTATTACGCCTGATAATATTGATATCATCGAAAATCTAATCACGTTTGAAGAAACGTTTATAGGGACGAATTATAAATGTTACAAAAACAAGTATTTTTTGGGTACATTAAAAAATCCAGATATTTCTTTGAGCAATTTTCAGCATTCAGAAGTCAGCAAACTAGAATGGAAAAGTTTAGATGAATGCTTACAGATTATACGACCTGATAATTTAGAAAAAAAAGGATTAATTGCAAATATTAATAATGTATTACAACAATTTAGATTATATTCATAATATATAGTAATATACATGTCAATAATAAATAATATTATGAATAAAACACAAGAATTGATATCAGGTAACGGTGACGACACAAATTCCTCTGATGTTGGCGATGTTGGTGAGTCGCAAAGTGAAACAACAGATACGTCGAGTCCTGATATTCAATCCACACGTGATACTGCTAAAAATTCAAAACCAAATAAACTATATGATAAATTCAAAAACTTAGATTGCAATAATAGTAATTTTTATACAAAGGAGTGTAATGCTTTTTTACTAGAAAAGGAATTAATGGAACAAGACAATCTAGCAAAGGATGAAAATGTTCGCAGTTTTCTGTATCCTAACCTTAACGACAAATCATTTAATATTAAGATTGCTTCTAAAAAAGAGTTTAATGACACCAAATACGACGGGACTATCCACGAAGATATTAAAGGATATGCAGAAAAATTGAGTAAAATGGACTTTGAATTGCAACCACACCAGCAATTCGTCAAGAATTTTTTATCATCGCAAACTCCTTACAACAGTTTATTATTATTTCATGGGTTAGGTACAGGAAAAACATGCAGTTCTATCGGTGTATGTGAAGAAATGCGTGATTACATGAAACAGTCAGGAATAACGAAAAAAATCATTATTGTTGCATCTGAAAACGTCCAAGACAACTTTCGTTCTCAGCTATTTGATGAATCAAGGATGAAATTTGTGAATGGTTTGTGGACAATAAACTCGTGCATAGGTAATAAGCTGATTAATGAGGTAAATCCCACCAACATTAAAGCTGTTTCCAAAGCTAAATTAGCTGAACAAATAAGGAAACTAATTAAATCTTATTATTTGTTTTTAGGGTATGGACAGTTTGCTAATTACATAATTAGACATATGAATGTAGAAGGTAGCGAAAAATATGATTCACAAACGATTAATAAAAGGATTATAAAAAAGCTAAGAAATGAGTTTAACGATAGATTAATAGTGATTGATGAGATTCACAATATACGTTTATCAGATGATAATGCCAATAAAAAGGTGGCTATTTATCTAGAGAGATTGGTGAAATCGGCGTTAAATATGAAGCTCGTTCTTCTATCAGCTACACCCATGTACAATACTTATAAAGAAATAATTTGGCTGTTGAACTTGATGAATATGAATGATAGACGCGGTAAAATGTATATTAAAAATGTCTTTGATAAAAACGGCAACTTTAAAAATGATGGAGAAGAGTTATTGATGCGTAAAGCCAGAGGATATGTTTCTTTTGTGAGAGGAGAGAATCCATATACGTTTCCTTATCGTGTGTATCCTAATGAATTTGCGCCAAATAATACATTTCCTCACATAAAATACCCAAATTATCAAATGAATTTGAGAAAAATACCAGACGATAGTGTAGACCGTATATTATATTTGTATTTGAACACAATAGAAAAGTGTGATGGTTGTGGTGAATGTCAGTATTGTTTGTACAGATATGTTGTAAATTACATGAGAAACAAAGAAAACAGAATAGTAACTAATAAGGGCGATATTATAAATATGCCGTCGTTTGATAATATGACAAAATTTGGATATACCACGTTACAGAATCCTTTGAGGGCGTTAATTATTGCGTACCCCTATGATGGTATGAATGATGCTATTACTAACATAGGAGCTGAAAAATATAGCAATAAATTATCAGCAGATAGTGTTAGTAGTGGTTTAAAAGAAGCAGATGATGATAAAGTAGAAGAATTAGAAGTAGTTGAAGATACTCAGGTGACGTTGTCTAGAAATAAGAAGTCATCGAAACTAACCCAACCCTTAGAACTAGAAGAGAAATCACAAGAAAACCCAGAAACAAAATTGAAAATTTATAAAAGATGCCCTAAGGGTTATAGAAAGGAGCCAAAAACTGGCGAGTGTAAAGATAAAGATGGTAACATTATAGGTATTGTAATTAAACCAACGGCTTTGAAGAAAACCCCATCTCTTCAACAAAATAAAAATAGTAGCATCAAGAAACCAGAAGAAGAGGAACAAAAAGAGGAATCTGATCATGAAGAAGATGAACAAAAAGAGGAATCTGAGCATGAAGAAGAGGAACAAAAAGAGGAATCTGATCATGAAGAAGAGGAACAAAAAGAGGAATCTGATCATGATGAAGAGGAACAAAAAGAGACAATAGAAACGACTGATGATGAAAGTGAATTTCCGTCTGATACTGCAAAAGAGTCAGAGAAGGGCGATACGTTAGAAAAAGATGACACGTCAGAGAAGGTTGTAGATGAAACTGGAAATCAAAGCGAAGATGGTGACGAGGATGAAAGTGAATACCCAACTGACACAATAACTAAAAATGGCGATAGTGAAATAAGTTCATCAGAAGGTGATAAACAGAAAGGTGGGTTTGATTTGAACCCTAATGAATTAACAGGAAAAGCAGGTCTTGAACGTATGATGAGTTTTACAGATACTCAATACAAAAAAGACGATTTTGAATACAGACCACACATAGAAGAAAAATATGGTCGCATCTTTTCCTACGATAAAATAGGTAAATATAGTGTAAAAATAAAAACACTATTAGATTGTATTTATAAAACGAATAGTAAAGATGTATCAGATGGTGTTATACTAGTTTATTCACAATATTTGGATGCAGGTCTTATACCAGTAGCACTAGCTCTAGAAGAATTAGGATTTGTTAGATATGGTAAGAACATAAAAACATTATTTAAAACAAAACCTCAAAAAACAGTAGATGCAAGAACACTAAACCCGCCAAGTGATAGTAAATCATTTATGCCAGCAAGGTATTCTATGATTACTGGTGATAAGAGAATCTCCCCTGATAATGATTATGAAGTAAAAGGTCTAACTGACCCTAACAACACTAATGGCGAGAAGGTAAAGTTTGTTTTGATTTCAAAAGCAGGTGCAGAAGGTATCGATTTCAAATATATTCGTCAGGTTCATATTTTGGACCCTTGGTATAATACAAATCGTATGGAGCAAATTATAGGAAGAGGTGTTCGTAATAATAGTCACAAAGCTCTAGATTTTGAAAAACGCAACGTACAAATATTTATGCATGGTACTATTTTGGGCGATAATAAGGAAGAAACCGCTGATTTATATGTCTACAGGTTTGCTGAACTGAAAGCAATACAGATTGGTAAAATAACACGTTTATTGAAAGAAACTGCCGTAGATTGTATTCTCAACCATGAGCAAACTAATTTTACGAATGAACAAATGTCAAAGATATTAAAAAAACCAATAACCCAACAGTTATCAGACGGAAAGGTTCTGAAAAAATTCAAGGTAGGTGATATGCCCTTTTCACCAGCGTGCGATTACATGAAAAACTGCGATTATTTATGTAGACCAAATGATGTTGGTGAGGAAGTGAATCAGGATACATATAACGAGAAGTTTATATTTATGAACAACGAGAAGATAAAACAAAAAATCAGGATGCTCATGAAGATGAACTTTTTCTATACGAAGGATGTATTAATATCAATGATTAGAAATGAAAAGAAATACCCTCTGGTACAGATATATGCCTCTTTAACCCAAATGATAGATGATGAAAAGGAGATAATCACTGATAAATATTCGCGAAGTGGTAGATTGGTAAATGTGGGGGACTATTATTTGTTTCAGCCGTTAGAGTTGAATGATACAAATGTATCTATTTTTGAGAGGTCGAGACCTATTGACTATAAAAGTGATAGTATTGTGTTTGAAATAAACAAAAAAATATTAAAAAATCCGAGTGTGCCATTTTCACAACAATTATATGAGGAAATAGGATTAGATGAAGACAAACCCAAATTACTAGGTAGTAATGACGTAATAAAGAAGATGAGTAAAAAGTACGAATTAACCCAGCAATACATAGTGGTAACAAAGAATGATGATATTGATACAGAGCGTGTTTCTAGAGGTGATAATGACTGGTATAAGCATGCTGGTATTGTTATTAGAAAATTATCTCTGGAATACCCAGACGCAAAAGACCGCATGAATTATTATTTGGTATCGCATATTATAGAAGAATTATTTTATAGTGATAAATTGAAATTAATGAAATATATTTATTCATTAGATGATGATAAGCTGATGAATGGTTCTTTTGAATGGTATGTAAAGGAGTATTTCAAGAAAAATACTATAAAAACTGACAAACATAAGTTTCTTATTTTATATGACCTAGAAAAAATGAAGATGTTTATTTTGGATAATAATAAATGGTCAGAAGCAACACCGGAGGACCAACGCGAGATTAGGTTAGAAACAGATGAACTCACTTTTCAATCAGACAAATATAACAAGATTGTTGGTTTCTTAGGGTACAAAAGAAAAAACGTGGCGTTGGTATTTAAAGTAAAGGACATTACATCGAAACGCGATACTGGTGCAGTATGTGAAGAAGCGGGTAAAGAGAAATCTATGGATAAGCTAAACTTGATTTTGAATGAAAAGAAATATACGAAAGAAAATACGAAGATGGTAAAAGATAAGAAGGGAAAAATAATCAAGGATGCGGTAAGTCATACAGAAATATGTGTAATACAAGAAATTATTATGCGTTATTTTGATGATACAGAAAAAAATAATAAACGATGGTTTTTAACGCCTGATATGGCATTATATTACAATTTGTATAAAATACTGAATTAGTTAACAAAATAATGGATAATATCCATGACTGAATTAGTATAGAATACTTAGACCAATATAATAATTAGATTAAATAATAAAAATGAATGTGTATATAAAAATAACTATTTTAATATAATATAAGAAATATGGAATCTAAACAACAATTTGCAACAATTAGTAAAAAAAGAAAAGAACATAAGATTGCTTCGTTATACATTCGAAGTGTTATTACAAAAAAAATAACAATACAGTTTCATAATGTAGGCAGTAATCTATCAGAAACTCTTGAAGAAATAATAAAAAGTAGTATTGAGGGGAAATGTATAGTCGAGGGTTATGTAAAACCAGATTCAACAAGAATAATAACTTATTCAGCAGGCATGTTATTATCTAACGATGTCCAATTTGATGTTGTTTTTGAGTGTCATATATGTTATCCAGTTGAAGGAATGTTATTGAATTGTACTGTTAAGAATGTTAACAAAGCAGGTATAAAAGCAGAAAGTACTGACAATACGCCATCGCCAGTCGTAGTATTCATAGCGCGTGACCATAGCTATAGTAATAGTTTATTAGCTGATCTGAAAGAAGGTGACAAATTTGTTGCACGTGTAATAGGTCAGAGATTTGAGCTGAACGACCCTAATATTTCAATAATAGCTGACATAGTAAATCAACATAACAAAGAAAAACAAGAAAAACAAGTAAAACTAATAATTAAAGATTAAATAACGCTAGAGTGTATTATGTGTATTATGTGTATTATGTGTATTATGTGTATAACCTTTTTTATTCTTGTTAATAATTGTGGTAATAATAATTATTAACAAAAAGTATATAGGAACAAATAAACAGATTAATTAAAGTATTATGGAAGAAACCATTATTGAAAAAGAATGTATAAATGAGCATGAAGAAATTATTGAGCATGGGTCATCATTTAATATGTTTCAAATAAATAATATTAGAAAAACAATTGAATGTATGAATAAATTCAATCAAATAGAAGTATTAAGGATATTGAAGAACAGCAACGTGACTTTGAATGAAAATAATTATGGTGTTTTTATCAACCTTACCAACTTAGATTATTACGCACTTAAAAAACTTGATAATTATATAGAATATGTAAAGGTTCAAGAGAATAATTTGAATAATATTGAGAAGCAGAAGGAGAATTACATTAATACATACTTTTAAATAATATTAAAGACATCTCGATAAATCATAATAACATAATAATCAATATGACAGAAATTACAAACAGCAATATTATTAACACTATGAATATTAATAACCTAGGTAATCAGAATGGAGTTGTAGGTCTATGTCTAGATATAGAGGATGACGGAAAAGACGAAACATATATTGTTGAGGAATTAAAAAAATATATGTTTAATAACGCTAATTTGGATGATATAAATAAGCAAAAAGAAAAATACAAGAATAATAAAAAGAGCCGTGATTTGAGGTCTTTGCCAAATATACAACTAAAACAAAAAGAGATATCATGTAGCACTATTCCTTCGGTAACAGAAGACACGCTGTTCTGGTGTTTCTATATTATATCCCAGGGGTTTTCAAATTATGAAATGTTAATACACAAGAACATAGTAGGAGAAAAAAAATTCAAAATAGAACATATTGAAGAACTGAGAAAACACAAAGATGTTTTGAAACCATACAGGTTTACCCCTTTTTCAAATTTGGAAGATAAACTAGCTAACCACAAAAAGATTGATATTAGTACTTTTTTATCGTTGTGTGTTTTAAAAAATATTAATGTTCTGATTATCAAGAAAAAAATATATTTCGAATTGCGTATGAATGATACAGATGAGATTTTTATTATAAGGGAGAGTAACGGTAAGTATGGATATGAGAATAGTAATAAATTATATACAAGCGAAATAAAAGAAGATTATATTGGTGTAAATAACATAGACAAACCTTTGAACTCTATGAGTTATTATAAGGCGGACGAATTGGTGGAAATGTGTAATAAATTTGGTATAGAAACTATTAGCAGTAAATCAAATAAGAAAAAGACAAAAAAGGAAATGTATGATAGTTTATTTTCGGTTATTTAAAAAATAAAATGAAAATAATATTTAGAAATATAAGATATACATATATATTATATTTACTATGTCTAATGTTACTAAATTTATAAAAGATGCTACTATTTCAGAATCAAGTATATTATTGCCGATAGTTATGATTGATGGTTATGCCAATTTAGATTACAAGAAAAAGAATACAGTCAACAAATTGTCTAACCGAAAGCATGCTGAAGAGGCAATTCAAATATTAAATGATAAAAATATAGACGATAAAAACAAACACGAATTAATAGAAAACATAAATAACAAAGAATTGGATGAAATATACGATGATCTAAGTGATAAAAGTAAAAAGGTGTATAATAATGTTCCTATACGTGATAAGTATGCTTTATTAAAAGATAAGCAACAAAAAATGGAAAAGAAAAACAAAAGTAAAGAGGCTGAAATGGAAAAGCAGAAGGAAAAGGAAAAGACAAAGGCAAAGACAACTGTTGCTAAAGAGACAGTAACCATACAACCAAAAATTGGTGTGGAACTGGGTGACGATGCCAAATCAAAGACAACAAAACCAAAGAGTAGGTTAGTTGGCGTAGATTCCGCTCATGAAGCTGTTGCTGCTGAAGATGCTGACGCTAATGCTAATAAAATTGTAAAGGATACTATACTTGAAGATACCGATATAAAAAACGTTAATGTACAAGATTTGTTTGACGATGAACATAGAGATGATGATGATGATGATGCTGTTGCGGATGCTAAGGATAAGGATTCCAGAAAGGATTCCAGCAAGGACTCTAGTAAGGACTCTAGTAAGGACACGAATGACGCCAACATAAAACGTATGGTAAAAACATTCTGGGACGCTAGTCCATATACTTTTAAACGTAATGAAAACTTGGAGTTGGAAGTAAGATTCGGCACACGAAAGGTGAAACCAATCACAATAACTGATTATGATAATGTTATTCGAAAACTTAAATCGTTGGGTTTTGCAGCTATTGACGTAAATGGGCTATATAGTTTGCGTGTTAATTGCGAATATTTAGACAGTTACACAGGTAAAACTAAGATATCGAACATAAGAACCGAGATAAATGGTTTAGATAATATTCAACAATATTGTAAAACCAACGATATCAAGCAATTATATCATGATTCTCCTACTAGTATAAATTTTGTCAAGAAAAGAGGTATGGAAAAGCCAGTAAATGTAGATGATTTCAATTTTAGAGTAGCATACTCTAATGAAGAAATAGTGGGACCAGGGTTGAAAAACTTTATAATCAGTAACTGGAAGAAATCTAAAAAGACATTTCGTTTCATGAACCGTGTAACATTCAGTCATGATAATTATCCTTTTAACATCGACTTAAGCATAACAAAATATTCCACAAAACAACTAGATAGGTGGGGTAAACACAACATGATACGTGTTTATAGTGTAGGTGATTCTAACGTATTTACAAACCCACCAGATTATGAAATTGAGATTGAAGTCAACAACAAAACTATAGGTCCAGGTACACGTGTGAATGATGCACCAGTATTGTTGTCATCTTTGAAAAAGGTAATAAAGTATGTGCTGTGTGGTTTGCAAACTACTAGTTATCCTGTGTCATACGTTGAGATGAAAACAGTTCTGGGTGATTACATGAAATTGATATGGGGTGACGACTACAACACTAAGAAACGTGTTACAAATAAGAATTTTATTGGTCCCAGTTCTAGGACATTACAGTTGGAGAATATTTGTAATGATGACGCGAATAGTTTAGAACCAAATATTCGCAAATCATTTGTGGTTACAGATAAAGCAGATGGTACACGTAATTTGTTGTTTATAACTGAAAATGGTAGGATATTTTTGATAGACATGAATATGAATGTCATATTTACTGGTGCTAAGACAAAGAACAAAGAGGTATTTAACAGTATTCTAGATGGTGAGGTTATAAGAACAAATAAGAATGGTGATTACATAAATTTATATGCTGCTTTTGATATTTATTACTATAACAAAAAAGATGTTCGTGCAAATAGTTTTGTGTTACCCGAAGAAGAGAAGGACATATACAAATCCAGATATCAAACTATGAAGACAGTAATTAAGAATCTAGATGCAATATCTGTAATAGATAATGGAGACAAAAAAATTTTGGCGCCTCCGATAAGAATCTCTCATAAAGATTTTTATCCTTATTCAGCGAAAGAATCTATATTTGATGGTTGTAATCAAATATTAACAAAGATTGAGGAGAACAGATTTGAATATGAAACAGATGGTCTGATAATATCTCATGCGTATTTTGGTGTTGGATCGGACAAGATTAATGCAGCAGGAAGCAAGTATAAAAAGCTATGGGAATACTCATTCAAATGGAAACCGTCAAACATGAATACTATTGACTTTTTGGTCACTACTATAAAAGCTGCTAATGGTGATGATGTTGTAAAACCGATATTCGAAGACGGAATCAATAATGAGTCATCATCACAGCTGAGCGAGTATAAGACAATAGAACTACGATGTGGGTTTAATGAGTATCGAGATGGATATATTAATCCTTGTCAAACCATAATCGATGACAAATTACCAGAATATACGTCCGACGAATCATACAAGTACGATATTTACCCGATGAGGTTTTATCCTAGTACTCCTTACGATGTGGATGCAGGTATTACTAAAATTATGCTGAATAATAATGATATCGGTAAAAAGGAGATGATGACGGAAGAATTTGAGGTGTTTACTGATGATACCATAGTAGAGTTTAGTTATGATTTTGACCGCACAGACGGATGGAGATGGGTACCTTTAAGGGTTAGACATGATAAAACTACGGAGTATAGACAGGGCAATAAACAGTTTGGTAATGCTTACGCAACATGTAATAATAACTGGAAATCGATTCATTACCCAGTAACGGAAGATATGATACGAACTGGCAAGAATATTCCAGATATGTTGTTGAACGAAGATATATATTATAATACACCATCAGGCAATATAAGCACTAAAGCTTTGAAGCATTTTCATAATACTTATGTAAAGAAAACGTTGATAAAGAACGTGTCCAAACCTGGTAATATATTGATTGATTATGCTTGTGGAAAAGCAGGTGACCTGAATAAGTGGATTGATTCGAAACTATCATTTGTGTTTGGTATTGACATTTCGAAAGACAACCTGGAAAACAGGATTGACGGCGCGTGTGCTAGGTATTTGAATTCGAAAAAACAGCATAAAAATATACCCGATGTGTTGTTTGTGAATGGTAATACGGCTTATAATATTAAAAATGGCGGAGCGATGTTGAATGACAAGGCGGTTCAAATAACCAAGGCGGTATTTGGTGAAGGAAGTAACGACAGTAAAACACTAGGTAAAGGTGTTAGTAAAAACTACGGCAAGGGTCAGAAAGGGTTTGACGTTGCATCATGTCAGTTTGCCATTCATTACTTCTTTGAAAGCCCGACTACTTTACAAGGATTCATGAGAAATGTAGCTGAAACTACTAAATTGAATGGATATTTTATAGGTACTGCTTATGATGGTGGTGAGGTGTTCAATATATTGAAAAAGACAGGTAAAGGTGATAGTGTGAAGCTTTTGGACAACGGCAGAAAAATTTGGGAAATTATTAAGAATTATGGTTCCGAAGTATTTCCTGATGATTCGAGTAGTATTGGATACAAAATATCGGTATTTCAGGAATCCATCAATCAACACATAGTGGAATATTTGGTGAACTTTAATTATTTGTGTCGGGTGTTTGAGAGTTATGGGTTTGTTATAATTACGAATGAAGAAGCTGAAGGTATGGGTTTACCTAGTGGTTCAGGATTATTTTCAAAATTGTATGATAGGATGTTAGAAGAGATATCTCGTAATAAATACAAGCAAAATGAATTTGGTAAATCGACCTTGATGACCAGTTCTGATAAAAAGATATCATTTCTGAATAGGTATTTCGTTTTTAAGAAGGTGAGAGAAGTAAATACTGAGAAGGTACAACTTGAGATGAGTGAATATAATGAGTTTGATATAGAACAAGATAAACAAGATACTAAAACAGCTGTTAAAGTTGCGAAAAAGGTGGAAAAAACTAGTAAACCAAAAAAGGCAAAACGATTGACAAAAAAGTTGCTACTAGTTCCAACAGCAGAAGAAGGGGAAAAAGACAACGAAACAAAGAAGGACGAAACAAAGAAGGACGAAACCCAAGAAGATGTAGAAGAAAAAGAACCCGAAAAAATAACTACAACCAAGAAGAAGACGACCGCCACAACAAAGAAAACTGCAACTAAAAAGAAAACGGACACCGCAAATGCAACAAATGCAACAAATGCAACAAATGCAACAAATGCAACAAATGCAACAAATGCAACAAATGCAACAAATGCAACAAACAAGAAAACAAAAAAATCAAGTAAAGAAAATACCGCTAAGAGTAAGAATACAAAAAAACTAAAAATAATAGATGAGTAACTAGATAAATAATACACAAATAATACACAAATAATACACAAACAACATGAAGATAAATAGAATTTTATTATTCCAACTTAAACGTTAATTTCGTATAATGTATAATAATCTTAATGAGTTATAATATATTACCAAAAAACAATAACATTATTGTATTAGAACCTGTTATTAGTAACAGTAAACATGAAATATATAATTCAATTAGTTTTTTTAATATGTATAAAAAGAAAATACACGATAAGAAAATGGCTATCGATATTAACAATATTACTAATGAAATAGAAAATAGAGTAGATGATATTAACACGCCAAATTTTTTGCTATATAATAAAAATTCGAATGACAATAGCTTATACGATGATAACGATATATCAAATGTACAACCTTCAGATACTGGTGTTTTTTTTGATTTAGTAGAGATTGTATACAATATGAATTTACAGGATACAATTAAACAAACACATACCCGTTTATTCATTACTAAATTAAAAATAGACATGGATAACTTTGTAAATTTTTATAATTTAAATCAAACAGATAGTAATAGCGATAAAATAAACAATAATTTTTATTTTTTTAATTTGAAAAACGTAAAATTAGAAAGTAACACAAAGGTTGATTTTTGTTTGATTGAGTTAACAAAAGTCTGTGATATCCAGAAAACCAAAAGTTATATTGACGAATTGTTACGATGCCTATGTATTATCAAAACGTACTTGAGTATAGGCGGATTATTCATAATAAAAATGGAACATATATTCTATAAACCTGTAGTAGAGTTTATATTCATTTTGTCGTGTATTTTTGATAAAATATACGTAATCAAACCAACAACTTCATCTCCTACGATTTTTGATAAGTACATAGTTTGCAAAGGATATTGTGACAACTGTTTTTTTAATAAGGACACTATATACAGAAATCTGCAACTATTAGATAAAGAAAATGACTGTAAAATTATGTCGTTTATTAAACAAGATATACCATCGTATTTTATTAATAAGATAACAGAAATAGATGTCATGTTAGGTCAATATCAGTTAGATAGTATTCAAGATACGATTAATATTATTAACAACAACGCAATACACGAAAAAATTATGGTTACAAAGAAAAACAATATACAGAAATCTGTCATCTGGTGTAATAAACATAGGGTTAATTTGAATAATTTATTATAATATTATTGGTTGGGAAATATTGGTTGGTTGGAAATAAAAATATATTATTGTTTGAAAAATAATAATATATAGTGATAGAAATTTCTTTATTTTTGAGGAGTTAAATCTTTCAACTGGCTTCTAGTTGAATTAAAAAATGTATCACCACCAATAGATTTATGCATGTTAGGGTCGAAATTACAGAATTTGTCTTCGCGGAACAAGTCTCTATGCTTCTGTGGGTCGCCAGTATTTTTTGGCTGATATACGTCAGAATATAAGTCACTAGTCGAGTTAGGCACATAGACAGATTGACTACATTTTTGTAGAGCATATACTTGGTTTCGTAATATTGATTCGGTATTAACATTAGTTGCAAAACCAGACCAAGGTGCATTCCTATTTCCAGGATTGAAGGTGTTGTTTATGTTGTAATTACCATATTCATTTAGTTTTACACATGTTTGCTTTCTAGGGTCAACGATTGGGAAATAAGAGTATTTTGTCATCACAGGTCTTACACTTAAGTATGGCTGTATATTTCCAGCAGGCACATTTCTGTCGTATATTCTTTTGTTATCTAGCTCTTTTATTTGACTTACACAGCTTGGTGTATTATTAATATTATCAGGTTTTTTTATCTCTTTTTTACAGGTGATCATACTATTATATATATAATATTATTTTATTTATTATTATTATTTGGTTTATTATTATTTGGTTTATTATTATTTGGTTTATTATTATTTGGTTTATTATTATTTGGTTTATTATATTGGTAAAACACATACTAACTATTAGAATCCTAAATACATAAACTAATAGGTATAAAGATTAGATACTGTATTATTATTATTACATGTGTGGTATTTTTGCTATATTAAACAACCAATCAGGAAAGATTTGCGATGATATGATAAAAACATCATTTAATAAAAGTGTTAACCGAGGACGAGAAGGAAGTCATACTCTTAATGTGTCGTCTGGGTTCTTTGGATTTCATAGATTGGCTATTAATGGTTTAGATGATTACTCCTCTCAACCTATGCAACTTAACGATATTGACTTGATTTGTAATGGAGAAATTTTTAATTATAAACAGTTATTTGCAGAAAATAGTTTTGAGCCATACACAAATTCAGATTGTGAAATTATTATACATATGTATTTAAAATACGGTATTGACGAAACGTTGAATAAAATAGACGGAGAGTTTGCGTTTGTGTTATTGGATAGAAGAGATAAAGATAAAGAAATTATGTATGTTGCTCGCGATCCATTTGGGATTAGACCATTATTTCGTGTATATAACAAGTTAAATCATATTGGTAGTATGCATGGGTTTTCATCAGAAATAAAATCTTTGATAGATATTTATGATAAGTTGAAAAAGGACGAACACGATCACGAATATATAGTAGAACAATTCCACCCAGGGAGTGTCACTAAAATGGTATTGGATGATAATGCCAAAACTTGGGAGATTGTGAATTCCACAAAATATTGGATGTTGCCATTACCCCGTAGTACGACAGAAGAAACCATCACTAGTATTCGTGGTAATATAGCTGAAAAATTAATGGATTCAGTAATTAAGAGAATAGTTACAACGGATAGACCTGTGGCTTGCCTGCTTTCTGGTGGATTAGATAGTAGTTTAGTAACCGCTTTAGTAAATAACTACTATAAATCAATACATAATGTAAAAATTAACACTTAATAGTATTGGTCTTGAAGGTGCGCCAGACTTGGTATGTGCAAAGAAAGTAGCCGATTATTTAGATACAGAGCATACATCAGTAATTATTACGGAAGACGATGTATTTAATAATATAGGGTGTGTTATAAAAGCCATAGAAAGTTATGATACGACTACTGTCAGAGCAAGTATAGGTAACTATTTAGTGGCTAAATACATTTCAGAAAATAGTGACCAAAAGGTTATCTTGAATGGCGATGGCTCGGATGAACTGTTTGGTGGCTATATTTACATGAATAAATGTCCTCAGGGTGACGAATATGAGAGAGAGATTAGAAGGTTACTGAACAATATATCTTTCTTTGATGTCTTGCGTTCGGATAAATCGATTTCTTCGCACAATTTAGAAACCAGAACACCCTTTTTAGATAAGGATTTTGTGGATTATTATTTGTCTTTACCAGTCGATGTTCGATTCCGTTTACCGAAAAACATAAGAAATAGTTTCCCTGATGATATTCAAAAACACGAACGAACTGAAAAAGAATTATTGAGGGCTAGTTTTACAAGTGATATATTTAAGAATTATAAAGGTGGTGCTTTGTTGCCAGATGATATCCTGTGGCGAAGAAAAGAGGCGTTTAGTGACGGTGTTAGTAAAACAACAAAATCACTGTTTACTATTCTACAAGAGAGAATTGTTGAATACTACAAGTCGAAAGACATCATTATTGATAGCGGTATAGAAGCAGAAAAAAGATATTACAAGGAATTATTTGATACCTATTACCCTAATTGCGAAAATGTAATACCTTATTATTGGATGCCAAAATATACAGACACGAATGACCCAAGCGCTAGAACAATAGAATAATAGAATTAATAAAAACAATACAATTAATATATTACAAACTATAATACAATAATTTGTAATTTATTCCTTGCTATTTATTCTTTGCTATTTATATGGGAATATATAGATGGATTGCATGGATGCGTTGGATTAATAGTATGAAGATACAAGAAAACATTTACGATTCATTAATTATGGCTTCTTATGTATTAATTCTTTTATCAAACTTGGGAGTATCTGCATATGCTCCTATATATTTAAAAAATTTAAATTACATATACACGCTCTATATATCTGGAGTACTATTATGGAGATTTAATCCGTTACGAAAAGATGTTCAATTCACAAATCTAGATAAAAAGATTTCATTTTCCGCTGGATTTTTTATATTATTTACAAATGTGATTGGCGGATATGTAAGCTACTACAGCGAATATTTTAACAAGATATTACATCATAACAGCAACACAGACCATCTATTTACTATGTAAAAAACTAATAATGTGTTCATATAATTCTACGCTAATTTGTTTCTCTAAGGAGGTTTCCTCATTTGTTTTTTTTCTATCACTATTCAAATAATTAAAAACCCTTTTTGAAAATACGTTTTTATAATAGGTTTTTATTTCCTTTATAAAAATGGTCTTATAACTTATACATTTTCCTAGTGTGGTTGACATAAGTGTACGATGTATTAGTTCATTAATCGATATGTAACATATATAATGATTCAAATGGATATAATGTATATTAGGTTTAATCATGTAAGGATGAAAATTATTGTCAATAAAACAAAAATCGTTATTTGTCTCGATTTTAGATTGTTTTGAAAAATCTTCGATACTTTTATTGTGCACAAGTTTATGTTTTTTAGGGGTGCCGTTAAATACTACTTCGTGGAAAATGTTATATCTAGTTTTGTTATTTAAATAATTCTTAATGTTATTGGCCCATGAATTATGTAACCTGTTACTGGTATACATGTATATATAAAAAGATGAACCATTAGTAATTCTTTCTTGGGCAAGATTGTGTAGTATATTCAATATTCCAGGTCTAAGCAACTCGGGAAATATGTCAATCAAATATCCTATTACATCTGCATCCTTGTATTCTGCATTACTGTAAACTGAAAAGTAATATTTTATTGCACAGAAAAATGTATAAATTTCCCCGAAGAATCCTATGGTTTCATCTAAATCAAAAATGATAATTTTCATTATGTAATACGCATATATTTTTTTATTGACTATATAAAAACGTGACGATACTGTATTATGATTTTGTGTCATGATGTAAGTGTCATATTTTGTTTACTTGGACAAATGATCCATAGCGTATAATATAACATGTTCCTGAGAAGTAATTTTTTGAAATATCAAATTATCGTCTAAATCTATTTGAAAATACCTGGCTGGAAACCCATAATTTTTACAAACTAACGCTATACCGTCGTCGGTTATCTTCGTCTCGCAAAAAATAGCCCCCTTTGTAAGTTTGATATCTTCATCGTTAATGTTGGAAACATATATCCATCTTATATAAGTACCATATTTGAGTGTGTCGACCTCATCTACATATTTGTATCTTTTTAGTTTATTCAGCATATCTGTTTGATTTTCTTTTGAAATAGGTAATTCACCTAATATTTGCTTGTTTAGGTCTTGTATTTTATTAGTTGTAAAATTTAAAATATCTTCATTTGATTCATTATCTAATGCCTGAAGTAACTTATCAGTATCCATTATCTTAATGTAACTATATATACTTATATTTATATAGTTACATAACTAATTGTAATATCAATTTAACATGATCAATTATCATGAGTTAAATTACCATGACGAACCAAACCCTCCACCAAGTACACCGTTAGCGGCTACCGGCTCCTGAAATCCTTCGCTAGCTTCGGTGTTTGCACCTGGTGTAGCCGCACCCACCAAAGGTGTAGGATTTTGTTGGTACATGTTGTTGTAGTTTGGTATTTGTTGTTGTCCTACACTACTAGTTGGTGCGGTTGGCAAACTTCCTATTGCTGTACCATCATTATATTGATTACTCACCGCGGTTGTGGCTACTGCTGTCTTAGTTGCTTGTTTAGCGGCTACTGCTTTCTTTTTAGCGGCCGCGACCTTAGCTTTTTTAGGGTCTTCACTTTTGCCATCCCATAAATCTACTAAACGTTCTATTAATAGATTCGCCTTTTCACCTATTCTAGTTTGTAAACTTAGAATAATCATCATAGTTACTAAAACTATTGATACGATATTGATTTCTGGATATTCAACACCACTGTATGTTGGAATGAATGTTATTATGCGGTTAATCACAAGTAAACCTATAAAAATAATGATTGTCTGTATAATTAATTCAGCAGTTATTTCTAAAGAACTTTTGTCTTCATCTGCCTCGGGTATAACCTTTGAAATGCCTTTATTCAATAGAAGAATTGGTATAATTGCTAATAATGCATATTGAATTAAATTTAATACTTCGTTTTTTGAATCATCGTCAAAATTAAAAACATGTTTTAAAAAACTTTTTTTAGAATCATCACTATCCATATGTTTTATAAGAAGAAAAATAAATTCGTAAAACATTAATTAATTTATATTTTTATTCGTAATAAATTTAGAAACAATTTAGTCAATTAGAGTATAAATATGAGTAGTTCTAGATCGATTGCTGCTGCACGCAACCGTCGCGCGGGTGATTCTGGCTTACAAGCCCGTATGCCTGTTAAACAACCCGTTAAATCTATTCAAAACCCCAACGTATATGCTAATCATAATAATGGTCACCATAAAATGGCTAACATGTCTAATACTATGAACAGTAATAATAATGGATTACCATTCTCTAAATTGACTGTATCTGATGCTGTAGGATTAATTACACTACGTTTAGGAAAAGTTGAACAAAATTTAATTGATATCCAGAATGGAGACGGTAACACAACCTTCACTAGTGACGACAGTACTAAAACTCTAGATAATAGTGTCATTACCACCATAGTAAATAGATTAGACGCGCTAGAAAAGAAGGACATCCATACACAAAGCGTAATCAAGAACATTCACGATGACATAACATCTATTAAGAAGAGCTTAGATAAGGTATCAGAAATGAATAGTAAGTTAGAGCATAATATGTCAGTTAAATTTGATGAAATTGACATGGGGTTTGTAGAAATAGAAAAGTCGATTGATGAAATCATGTCAAATGATAATGCAAATAAAACGGTGGAAGATGACAGCAAACAAGATGATATTGTAGAGGTATCTGAAGAGAATGTTAAGGTTGAAGTTACAGAGGTATACGAAGACAGTAATGAAGAAGTTCCTGATAAAGAATTCTCGATGGATGTAAAGAATGAGGATACGGTTGATAGTATTAAAGATGAAGTTAGTAAAACGGTTAATGAAAAAAAAGGTGGTAAAAAGAAGAACAAAAACAATTCTGTGAACTTGGAGATGTAATTTTGTGATTAATACAATACAATTTATTTCGTCTAGTTAAGGAAATATATATATATATATATGACATAGTAAAAGGTATACTCGTTGTAGTTTAAAAAATAAATTATTATTTTTATTTATTACTAGATTAATGAAAATAATATTTGCCTTTTTGATCTTTTGTATAGTATTGTTTATTTATTTACATGTACAATTTCATTTGAAAACAAGTAACGATTTAGAAATATATGAAGTTGAAGATGCATCTAAAGATAAATTGGAGAATGTATGCAATCTTAGACAACCTACAATCATTAATTACTCGAATGAAAAAATAATGAATACATGTAATACGAAGTATATAACAGATAATTATTACGCATTTGACATTAAAATCAGAAACAATAATGACAGCGCAGAAAATAGCGATTTATATGTACCTCTGGTGTTGCATAGCTCTTTAAAATTATTTAATGAGGACAAGCAATCAAATTATTACTCTGACAATAATGGTGACTTTTTAGAAGAAACTGGATTAAAAAAACATTTTGTTTATAATGATTCGTATTTAAGACCTTATATGGTATCTAACTGTAACTACGATATACTAATGGGGTCTCTAGGTAGTGCTACCCCTTTCAAATATACAATCAACTACCGTAATTATTTTATGGTAACACAGGGAAGCATCAAAATAAAATTAGCTACACCGCAAAGTATAAAGTATTTATATCCAGAATATGATTACGACAATTTTGAGTTTCGTTCAACGGTTAATATATGGGCGCCTCAGAATAAGTTTTTAGCAGATTACGATAAAATTAAATTTTTAGAAGTAGTACTTAGACCAGGTCAGACGTTTTATTTACCTGCATACTGGTGGTATAGCATAAAATTATTAGAGACGGGAACATGTGTTGCTATCATGAATTACAGGACGTATATGAATAATGTAGCTGTTTCGCCGTATTACGCTTTACATGGGCTGCAGCTATTGAATGTTAAAAGAAATTCTGTAAAAATAAGCGATGCACCCACATCCACATCCACCCCCACGGTTAATGATGAGATGTTGCATGAGTCAATTGTACAACAAAATACAGAACAAAACATACCCCAAAATACAGAACAACCCACACAACATAATACAGAATACCCCCCACAACAGAATACAGAACCAGGTACTACACAAATAAACACTTTACCTACTGCAAATGCAACACCAAATGCAAACACAACTCCAAATGCAAATGCAACACCAAATGTAACACTATCGCAAAGCGTAGATATAGTACCATATGTCCCGACACAAGGTGTAGCATCAACTGCGATATAATAAAAAATATACTACTATCTACTATTACTACGGTTATATCATAGAAATTTTCGTCGGACCGTATGAAAATTGAATTATTAAGAGATACAATCTATTTTTTTATCAATTAATTATATAATGCTTCATAGATTGTTTACTAAGAACAAAAATCTTATGATAAATAACAAGTCCCGCGTTAAACGTAACATGTCTAGAAAAGGTAAAAAGGGCAGTAAAAAGGCATCTAATAAAGGTACCAAAAAGGGTAAAAATAGGAAAATGAAATCCAGCGCAAATAAAACTGCTAAAAGATGTAATAACAAATACTATAAAAAAAAGAGAGGTGGATGAGGCGGTACCCCCCCTATGTTTCCATCTCAACAAAACTAACCAAAAAAGAAAATATCCATAGTATTTTCTTGGATGATGAGCCATATATTTTTTAATTTTTAAAAGTTAAAGTTAATACGTTATAAGGTTTTGATAAAGAAGATACTTTTTCTGTTTTGTATTATTTGTGCTACTTGATTTATTTGATTTATTTGATTTATTTATATTTTTTATTTTCTTACAAAATTAACTATTATTTGTTGAATTAATAGTTAATTAAAAGTTAACAATCACCATTATATCTCTTTGTTTATTCAACTTATCCGTTAACATATCACATGCATCATAATTTGTAGCTTTTATATCCAATATATCTTGACGGCACATAGGACATTTAACATGATGTGTATCATTTTTACTTCTGTCTGAATGCTCGTATAAACCAACAATACAATCCATACAGTAGTTGTATTTACAATTACAATTTATACTGGTGATTACACTTGGATCTGTATGATCATCGTAACAAATTGGACATGTAATCATTTCGGGAACGTCAGATTCATGTTTAGAGATTTGTATGTTAACGAATTTATTCCTTTTTTCATTATTTCTCTCGAGAACAAATTGTTCATAAGCTTCAAGGTCTGCCAATAATAGTGGTGGAATACGGTTTTTTGTATTTCGTGTATCACCCCAAGCATACCTAGTACCAATATCATTTTCTAAGGCAGTTAGAGCCGAATCAATAATACCAGGACCATAACCAGGCATATCGTATATGTGTCTAGTTATCTGGATAACAGTTTTGGCAATAGGTATATTGATAGGTATTCCAAAAACTCTGCTACCGTATGCACGTAACAAGGCTGGTATTCCGCCTTCACCATAAGCAATCGAATTGATTAACCATAGTAAGAATATAAGGTCATTATTTGTTGTGCTATGTTTATTCAATAGGGATTCATGACATATTGAAATTTGTTCACTATCACATGTCCTGATGTTATGGTTTTTACTTTTACAAAAAGAACACACCATCTTCGGAATTTCTGGGTTAGGAATGAATTTGATAATAGAGGGTTAAATTGAGTTAAGCTCTTGTTGGATTACAATTATAAAGACACCGTATATAGATGTATAACTTACTCCATAACAAAAGAATTCAACTTGTTTCATTTTTATTTTTCGTTATCTGTATCATCACATAACATGCTACAGCATTATATATACGATCATACAACTCAAACAAAACTAGTAATTGTATTCTACAAAACAAAAAAAAGCTAAAAAGCTCTATTTAATGATTAAGATAGGTAACAAATTAGGTAACAAATTAGGTAACAAATTAGATAACAAAATAGGTAACAAAATATTAACAAATTAAATTATAAATAGGATAAAATTTCCATTGATACATCCGCACCAACCTTAAATTGCAGTTGTAGTTCAGTTTGTAACATGGCATACTGGTTAGTCGTAGTTGTTTTGTAGTGACCATTCAAAAACTTGTTCATGTATTTAATAACCCTTTTTACATGAACCTTATCTTCATTCGGGTTTTTTACATTATCGATAAGATATTTTAGGTTACGATGCATACTACGCAAAACTACTTTCCATATTTCCCTTGTTTTTTTATCTGTCAGACAATATAAGTGTGGTACAGCCATCTGTATTTTAACAATCCTTATAAACGCATTTGCACGCGGCTTAAAAGATTTATCTCTACTTTTAATGGCGTCGAATTTTGTAGCTTCGCGGATGCTTGTCAACATCCAGGTATCTCTATCCATTAATCTGGAATTTGAACTTGAAGTTAAACTTGAACTTGAAGTTAAACTTGAACTTGAAGTTGAAGAATGAGTATTCATACTGACGTATATGTATATGTTAGTTAGCGGTTACGTGTTGACAGTTATCTGTAGATGGTTATCTGTTATAAATAATTACAAGAAGCTATTCCTATAATTATACTAATTTGTTTTGCTATTGATTTTTCTTTTCATTTCATTTTTTTTATCATTCTATAAACTGACATGCTAAAACTAAAAAAACTAGAAAAAAATACAAAAAAACTACAAGAAACTACAATTTTGTATCTTAATTACTAGACGGGTTTTGATACGTACGAGGGTTTTGACAATAGTGGTTACTACTTTTATAGGTACTAATGTAATCACGTTTTGAAAAAGGTTTAGATATAGGTAAACTATACTTACGAAGATCTGTATACACGCATGATTTCTTATTTTGATATGGGTATTTACCATTAATAAGTGCAGGATTGATAGTACATGACTGCTGAGATTTCATATTATACAAATTAATCAATATAGCGTCAGTACCTCTGTTTATTTCATTAGTATTCACCAAGTTACCGCCCCAATTTTGATAATAGTTTTTACCATATTTACTACTACGAATTGCCGCTGCATTAGTGGATATCGTGTTCACCATAAGCTTCAAGTTTCTAGTACTACTATCCACCGCACCTTGTTTCGCAAACTGCGGATTATTCGGTTTGTAGACCGTTAATTTACATCCATTATATTTACTAGGACCAGCGAATGGGACACCCCAGTAAGGGTTATTGATAAAAGAAGTAAATTCTTGCAACGATTTCTCCTTTACTTCGGTTGATAAAGTATTCAAGAATCCGAATAATGCTTTGAATGTCGGGACTTCTGTTGTAGAATTAATTAGCTCATTAAAATTCTCAATATCGGCGTTAGTTAAAATACCTTTTGCCAAAAGTATATACAACAAACGCGCCACTAATGCACGCTCAGTAGAATCGAAAACCTCTGCGTTAGGATAACAATTCGCTACATAAGTATTCGTTAAAGCAAGCGCACTTCCTGGCTTGGCCCCTGTGGTGTCGCCTAATGAACCATTATAGTTTGGGTCTAATGGTCTTGCATCCTTGAAATTAAATGATTTTTGGTCAAACGTTTTGCATCTGTTCTTCAAGTATTCTGCGTTGGTAGTATAGTAATTCTTTTTTATATTGGTACTCGCATAGATTGCACGACGTTTTGCCTTGTATTCCTCGTTACAACACAAAATTTTGGACTGTGTTGACGCTGTAGGATTATTGGTTAAGTAGCTATTGTTAGGATAGTACGACGAGACAACGCCAATCGATTCGCATTTACGGCATGACTTGTCTAATTCTTCTGTATTTGTAACCTCGGAGGGACTGTTTTGAAAAACAATAAAACTGCCTGGTTTGTCAATCATATCGCCTACTAAACCACCATTACTTCCGCTACCACCTAGTAATGATTGACCTTTTGCCGAAGACACGAATCTGTTCATGTTATAGTTAATTAGGTTTGCCTCCTGTACTGATACACTACTTGAAGGGTCCGATGGCTGTATCTCTTGTGATGGTATTATTCTACCCTTTCTATAATGTTTGATTGGTCTAGGAATAAATCGTCTTCCTTTACCAAAGACCTCTTTTGGAAATGAACCTGACATAAAAACATTACCTGAATCGTTATTTGTTAAAGGTCTAACGTGGGTAGGAACACTTCCAACAGGGTTACTAAAGGTTCCATCGCCTTTCCATGATTTATATTGACTAGGTAATGTTGCACTATTTCTACCACCTGCTGGCATAGTTCTCATTCCTTGTGGGTAATATGCAGTTGACATTATATATACTATTATAACAGAAAATAAAAACGTTATATATATTATACATGCAACCATTTATTATTATCCTTATTGTGTTGTTTGCGATGCTAATTTTGTATCAATTATCCGAAAGATATTTTAGCACTACTATTATTGAGGGAAATACTGGAAATACTGGAAATTCGGATAGTAGTAGCCAGGCGATGATTTTAGCACAACAGAATACAGGTAACCTAAATTCTTTAAAACAACAATTTAATGACTCGGGAGCTAATAATTTGAAATCTGTATTACATGACATGAGTGGTAATATCGCTGACTTACAAACACAAATTAATGAGATATCAAAGGCAAATAGTGATACGGCTACCAATATAGCTGGAAATAAACCACATACTATTAGTGGAACTGACACATCATAAATATTGGTTATGTATGACAAATACAAATATCACAAATTAAATATATATATAAATTAATAGAATAGTATGAGTTTATTTGACGATTTAAAAAGTGGTAATAGCAAATCATCCCAATTTTTAGGACCTAATTATCCATATCACAAATACATCAAAATGCCTAGTGACATAGGAATGTCAGCCAAAGGTGACCTTAAAACATTAGGAAAGGATATTGATGGTTTGATAGCGTATGTAGAGGTGTTGGTCACAGGTAAAAGTAAGGCATCTGCGACAGGCGGACCTTTAGGAAATAAGTATTTTTTGAAAACGGCGGCCAAATGTAAGCCCAAAGATGGTAGCAGTAGTAGCAGTAGCAGTAGCGACAGCTCGAATAACGAGGTTAATAGGTACATCTACATAAGTAATGTTCCCGACGGAAATATACCTTTTATTTCGGCTGGGTTAGGTACTAATTTTTCGGATTTTGAAGGTTTAGTGCCAGGTTCCCTAAGTGATTTGGAGGCTTTGAATCCTATGTATATGTTACAAGCATTTACCGCTGGTTCTACGCCTGACTGTCAAGAAATTACTATGGAGACGATTGACGCAAGTAATAATATTTCTAGCGATACCCAGTATGTAGCTACTATGGATATAAAACATATGGATGCTTGTATGTTTCTAGATGGTAAGAATCCTGTTACTAATAAAAAATGCAAAGAAACATTTGAAACATCATCGTCATCGTCATCGTCATCGTCATCATCAACAGAAATGTGGAAGATGCCTAACGATTTATTTAGTCAAGCATACTTTCTAATTCTTACTCTTTTAGCAATCTATATATTTTCCAAGTTGATTAATAAATCAGGTTTTAAATGAGAAAAGATACAGACAGATGTAATAAAATTATATACTAAATAGCTAATAATAGCTCACAAATAGCTAATAATAGCTTACAAATAGCTACGTGTATTACATTATAAACAAATCATATTATAATGTAATTTAATCATACGTTGTTACGTTGTTTTGTTTATATTGTTTTGTTTATATTGTATTGTTCATCTTATTTGGAAGACCATGACCAAACAGAATCATGTAAATTAGTACTATTGCTGCGATAAGAATACTTCTATTTTCAGCAACACTTTGCTTTTGTTTTAAACCATATATCATTAGTAAATACAAGATAACACCAATAATCACGGAGTGTAACACCATTACTAGACCTCTTTCCATAGTTATATAATTAGCTCATAATAAATAATTATAATTATAATAATAATAATAATGAATACTCTAAAGTTATTATTATAAATTTACCTAAATTGTCCTAAATTATGAAACATTCTTAAACGCAATTTATTATGTGTATTAGTGTAATATTATGTGTAATATTATAGTGAACGTTTTTTAGTTAAACGTACACCTTTTTTAATTAAAGAACGTCTATCTGCCTCACTGTATGTGCCTGTATACGGATTTGTTTTATATTGAGATTTTATTTGTTGTTGTTTGGCTACAGAAAGAGGACGTTTGGTATTTGTTGATGCAGTATTACTTTTACAGTTACCTTTACCGTTACCTTTACCACCAGTATAATAACGATGTTTTTTACTTTCTGCGACGAGATCTCTTTGCTGATTTGCGTCTTTTTACGGTTCTTCTCTTTTTGTTACTTTTACGCTTATTACGCGTACTTCTCTTTCTTCTTCTTCTTCCTCCTCCTGATTGTTTGACGTTATTGTATGCTGTAAGGAATTCCTTAAAATCGATTGAACCATTCTTATCTCCATCCACATCACCGAATTCTGGCATGTTTTTTAATTTAACTGCTCTGTATTCATTCTCATCAAGAGTGCCACCCTTATCCTTATCTGCCATTATGAATAAGTATAATGGTAAGAATTTATGAAATTTAATTTTATCGTCACCTTGTGCTACATCACTGAATTCTGGCATCTTTGGTAATTTATCTGCACCTGGTAACATTTCTTTGACTTTGTTGTATTCACCACTCTGAATTTCAGCATCAGGACCTGATGCCTTCAAGAAATAGTATAATGGTAAGAGTTCATTAAATTCAATTTTATCGTCACCTTGTGCTACAACTTTAAAATCGATATTCTCTGCACCTGGTAACAATCCTTGTAGATTGGCGTATTCTGTACTATCAAGTGTTTCATCTACCTTACCATCACGTCCAGGTTCATTTACCTTCGCGAAATAGTATGCTGTGGTGAATTCATCCAAATCGACTTCTTTGTCATCTCCAGATACAATCTTGAAAGGTAGAAATTTCAAGGGTGATACTCCTTTTAGATTATCGTATTCGTTGACATCAAGTGTATCATCTGTTTTACCATCAGGTCCAGGTGTATTTACCTGTCTGAATAACTCGGCAGCCTCCGCGTTCAAATCTGTTGAATTTCCTTCGCTGGACTTGCCTGTTAAGCTATTTATAGTATCCCATAATCCACCACCTCTGTTACACTTCTTAGTTGGTCTCTTCTTATTATTGCGTCTTTTATGATTCTTATTAGTGTGTTTCATTCTTCTTTATATATATATTAATTAACAAAAAATATATATTTGGATATGTGTATTATAATTAAATTCACTAAACATTATTTATAATTACTTCTATTTATTTTTATTTATTTGTTTACTTTTTACTTTTTTTTGGAAACCATATTGAACAAATAAAGTGCAGCTAATGCACCTAAAATTTCTACAATAATATAAGGCAATAACTCAGATTTTGGCAATTTTCCAGAAGCATAAAGCGCGCACGACACAGCTGGGTTGAACGAACCGCCCGAGATTGGTCCACCTAATAAAACACCAATAGCTAATGCAGCACCAATAGCGGCCCAGTTACCAGTTGCCAAAATAGTATACATCAAAAAAAGTGTACCGATAAACTCCACTAAATACTTATTCATTATATAAATAAATTATATTTTATTTAATGAATAAAATAATAAATTTAAATGAGGAATTTTCTCCACGGGTATTTTAAGTAAGGATTTGGTGGTAAATTTAATGCTTGTAGCGAGGCAATCAACCATTCTTGTCCTTCTCCACGTTTATTATAAAACGCATAGATTCTTTTTGCATTTCCTCTTCCTGCTCTTGGTCCACCCAAAGCGATTGATGCGGCAGTTCTGTTGTACGATCCTAAACCATACGTTGGTCCTAATGCTGGAAATCCCATTTATATTATAGTAACATTTTAATTAATCGATATTAAATAATCGATATTAAATAATCGATATTAAATAAACGATATTAAATAATTAATAATTCTGTCTAGGAAGCGACCCCCAAGCGCAAATTCTAGGATTTGCTAAACTAGTATTCGCAATAGCCCCCTTTTTCTTGGGCGCAGTACATCCACCTGAACGCGCTCTTCTAAGAGATGACCTAACACCGCTTGGATAGTAATTTTTAGTAGACGTAGGCACATTAGGAGCTAGATTGACCTTGTATCCACTTTGTCCTACAGCATTTTTTTTCTTAATATCCACGTACATAGAGGATGGTATAGGGTTGATGTAGTTCATGTGACCAGTAGTAGGATAAGTTCTACCGGAGTTATAGCTAAAGAAAGAGTTACCTGAAGTAGCAATCGCTCTTTGGCGTTGAAGTTTATAAGCTTGGAGTGTGATACTTGTTCTCAGGTAATGGTGCCTAGCATTTGTGTTCATAGACGCATTAACTGGCTCTTGAGAAGGATAAAATTGTGGTGGTGTAGGTCTAATACCTCGCAAAGTCCCGTAACTATGATAAGGGATTTGACAGGGCGTTTGATTAGTGCTTAAAGGTCCAGTTATAGGTGCATTAACATAACTATTGTATGTGACAGACCCTTTTGCAGTCGTAACACTATATGGAGTTGTCATTTGTGTATATAATAAATGAAAATATAATAATACTGTATGATTATAAAAAGTATATTTATATTCGACGATTGAAATGAATGGTCTACAGACAACATGTACTATTACTGGTACTATCTCCTTAATATTATGTAATTAATGCCATGTAATTAACGTCTACGAATAGCTCTAATGACAGATTGCGTTGAATTACTTTGGTCACCACCATAAGTCAAATCGTTATAGTTTTTAGCAGTAGCAGTTTGTTTCAGATATCTGATATAATCAGAACTATCATACACGTATTTTCCGTTGCATGCTGCCGCAGGGATTGATGTGTTTACCTGTAAACTGTTATACGCAACTGATGGCGTACATGATGTAGAAACCGAACCGAAATTCTTTTTCAAACCATGTAAACCTGGTCTATATTGGAATGACTGACAAGGTCCGCCACATGAGTAATTTAATCTGCACAATATATCTCCAGCGTTATTAACAGCTCTAAAGGGTGTATTCATAGACTTTGTAAGCTTGGCCGCCCTTAACTGACGTGGATAATCAGTATTCCATGCATTTTTTAATGCAAAACGTACAGATTCAAAGTTATTGTATTTCTTATCAACGTTGTAAGTAGTTTGTGGCATATAACCTCTGATAGCGCCACCAGAGCTTGTTTTATCAACTACAAATTCTGAACCTTGGCCACCAGCTGAACCAACTGCACTAAAATATCCAATACTTGTCATTTATATAATAACAAAAGGAAAAAAGTTTGTATGTTGTATTGTTATTCTTTATTTCCTAAAATTATATATATCTATATCTATATAAATGGGTGCCGAGTTAGCAAAATATTTAACAAGTTCAATAATTCTTGTATTATTGGATAGTGTTTATTTAAAATTAATTTCTGGACGATTCACAGAACAAATAAAGAAGGTTCAAGGCACCAAACTAGAACTAGATTTATATTCTACGGTGCTTTGTTACCTGTTTTTGGTATTCGGGTTGAATTTCTTCATTATCAGACAAAATAAATCGCCGACAGATGCGTTTTTATTGGGTTTTGTCATATATGGTGTGTATGAATTAACAAGTAAAGCTCTGCTAACAAAATGGTCTTGGTCTACTGTGGTGATTGACACCGTGTGGGGTGGTGTATTATTTGCTTTAACAACTATAATTACATATTATGTATTAAAAAGATTCATAAAAAAATAATTAAATTAAATGTTAATAATGTTAAAAATTTTAAATTTAAGGTAAATAATTTTAAATTTAAGTTGTAATAAATCTAGGAGCGACATTCATAGTATTCAGTTCTTGAAACAATAACTTACACGAATATGGTATGCGTATATGTGCAAAGTCACTCCTGTTATCACACGTCCTGCAGTGATGGACATTCATTTTCTCGTTGTAGCTAGCCGACAACCCACACTTCTTGCATACGAATAATGCATACCTATCAGACACATCATACATACGTCCTTTAGTAAAACGCGAAGCACCGTGCGAAATCATAGCATCTCTCTCCATTTCACCAAACCTTAATCCACCATCTCTACTCCTTCCTTCAGCTGGTTGACGCGTTAAATTAACCATAGGACCAATCGAGCGGGAATGTGCTTTGTCATTAACCATATGCTTCAACCTCTGGTAAAATACAGGACCCACAAACACACTACACTCATGTTGCTCGCCAGTAATACCATTATATAATAATTCGTTTCCGTTTGTTTCATAACCAACCTTAAGTAATTCTTTGCGTATATCTTTAATGTCAAACTCGCCAAACGATGTACCATCACCAAACAACCCAAGCTCAATTAACACTTTCCCTAACATGGTTTCCTTGAGTTGTCCAAGTGTCATACGAGATGGTATAGCATGAGGATTGATAATGATGTCTGGTTTGACACCATCTTTAGTAAAAGGCATATCACATTCAGGAATAATATTTCCTACTGTTCCTTTCTGCCCATGTCTAGAGGAGAACTTGTCCCCTATAACTGGCTTTCTAGTGGTTCTCAATCTGACCTTTGCGAATGTATATCCGTCGCCATTTCTGTCTATATAATTCTTATCTATATAGGTCGGTTCGTTTGTTTTATAAATGCGACTCTGGTCTTCATACTTGATAACCTTGGTATGGTCGTTTTTATTCTCTTTTATTGGTGTAATCTTGGATATGATAATGTCTCTGTTTTCTACTAATGTATTCTCAGGTATTACCCCTTTAGAGTTGACTTTGTTGTAATTTGCGATTTTCATACCCTTTGTTTTGCTTTTATCTGGTTTGCAACGTATTTCTTCATCACCATTAATTTTTTGCTTGTCCTCGTCTTTCTCGGTGTGATAAACTGTTACCAGCGACATACCACGATCGATGGAACCTTTGTTGATAAGCAACGAATCTTCCTGATTGTACCCAGTATGTGTCATGATGGCAACAATAACGTTGGTTCCTGATGGCATATTTTGTAGTTTCAAAATATTCATTAAGCGTGTATCAACAAGAGGTCTATTAGGGTAATTCAGTACATATGCGGTTTTATCCATTCGATTAGTATAATTGGTTACATATACCCCCATGGCTTGTTTTGCTTGCGCACACTGATACGTATTTCTAGGTGATTGATTGTGCTCTGGAAAAGGTATACATGACGCTAAAATTCCAAATATTGTACTAGAATGAATCTCACAGTGTGTGTACTTCATCATTTTGTTGTCAACGTTATAAACATCAGCAGGTTTTGTAGCAATCATACTGAACGACTGCTCCTCCGCGTCGATGTATTCTATAACAGATTCGTTAATCTTGCCTTTTATTAGCAAATCGTCCCAAGTTAATGACTTGTTTTTTACAGCATCGATAATATCGTTCGATAACAATATCTTTCCATCTTTAACCCTTAATACAGGTCTAGTGACACGTCCAGCGTCATTACATACGCGCAATTCGTTCGCTTTATAATCAAACACTATTGAGGTGTATATGTTGATAATACCTTTGTATTTATGTTCTTTCAAGCACGAAAACAACTCGATAGGTTCATGTGTAGTTCCAACCCACGTACCATTAATAAAGACCTTGCTTTGATTACTCAAGTTTTCCGATAGATTCATCGTTTCGTCTAACTCTTTGATTTTTGGCAATACATACTCGTATAGAGGAAAAGAGTCAGATGTGATGGTGATATGCGTCATGTAACTGATGTTTTTTACAACACCAACCGATTGACCCTCTGGAGTTTCCGCGGGGCACAAAAATCCCCATGATGTATTATGCAGTTTTCTTGGTGGTATTAATTTGCCACTTTTGTCTACTGGTGTAGAAATTCTTCTTACATGACTGAGCGTAGATACGTATGTTAATCTGTTTAACACCTGTGCCACACCTACCTTGTTTGAGTTTGTGTTTTTGATTCCGAAATCGCCTGTTCCTAACGCTCTTTTCAATCCATTTTCTATGGTATTCGACTTGATAATTTTGTATATATTTGTAAGATTAATTATGCTCATGTAATCATCAGTTGATTTCCATGATCCGTTATTAATCTCTTTTAATATTTGTTTTTCCATATCTTTGACCAATTTGTTAAAATAATTACGGAATAGATTGTTCAATAGTATTCCTGTAGTATCTATTCTTTTATTTAAATACGAATCTCTATCATCGCCTTTGTAAATTTTCATAGAGTGACTGATAAGCTTATTAGCCATATACCCCATGAAATATATTTTTTTGGTTTTATTTTTGCAGTGTGGGAATAAATCGTTATTAATAATATCTAATGTAAATTCTGTCTTTTTTTTGTTTCCTGTTTCTTTATCCATATTTATTGGTGTGTACATAGCATGACTGGTAATGTATTTCAAACACTCTTCGAATGTTAAATAATTATTTGCCTCGATTATTGATGCTTGCAGAAACTTCAACTTATCTTGAATTAACGCATTATCATCGAAGCTCAACAATATTTTATCACATATTTCCTTGTCTGAAATAACACCTAATGCTCTAAACACGATAAATATAGGTATTGGTTGTTTAATACGAGGTATCTGAATATATATAGGATACCCAAACCCATTATTCTTGGACGACACCATCATGTTAATCTGTTTAGGTGATATACATTTATCATCAGGAATGGATTTGATTTCAGCTAGCCAAGTATACTTAGTATTATTTTTGGAAATATTGAAACACTGTACCTTGTTTTCGCATGCTCTTTCTTGTCCTAATACAATTTTTTCAGAACCGTTAATGATGAAATAACCTCCTGGGTCATATCTGCACTCACCAGTTTTAAAGGTTTCAAAATGATTGTATTGATTCAAAATACATATGTTTGATTTTAACATAATCGGCAACTTACCTATGTGTACTTTTGGAATACATTTGTATTGTGTTTGAACATTCGATAAATTTTCACCGCCTCTGATGGTGTATTGAATATTTAAATCAACAGTCATCGCAGAAGCATACGTGAAATTCCGTAATCGTGCTTCCTGTGGAAACATTAATTTGATGGCGCCATTATTTTCATGTATTTGTGGTCGGTATATACTAAAATTGGTGAAATTGATAGTAATTTCCAACCGATATTGTTTACTTTTAGGATCATAATCATTTTCAGACACGATACGTACAGGGTTAAACATCTCGATGGTTCTGGTTATTTGGCAACTAACAAAGTTGTTGTAACTCTCGATTTGATGTCTAACTAGACGATCTAAATGATTATTATCGTAAAACGATTCGATAACTGTCCATGGTGCCTCAATATACGGATTGGACGTATCAAATGATTGGTCATCGTCGTATTTATAATCAGTTCTGTTGTTCATTTCTATAGTACTCATATTGCAGTATTAATTATATTGATTTATATTTAAATGATTTTAGTAATCATTTTTTTATTTTAATTATTTTTAATTTAACTTATAAATATAGCACTATCATTTTTATAAATATATGCGTGATATTAGTATAAATATAATCATATATAATATTTAATTAATTATAAGTTAGATATGAGAAATAAAAATTCATTATTTATTAGAATGTTAGATAACACCAATATTAATTCTAGGGAGAATGTGAATAGTAACACTACGAATAATAATAATACAAATAATACAACAACTATCACACATTTCAAAATTACAAACCATGAATCAAAAAAAAAAATAAAAGATTTGATTAAAATCTCAGGAATAGAATATGAACAATATTTTAATTATTACGGACCTGATGAATACCATATTGACCCAGACGACTACGCTTGGTTTGAAGGTGGATGTATAGATGTACCTCATAACAGTTTTTTACATTCGTTTCTAGAGAGCAAAAATAATACCTTGAATATCTCTATTCCAGAAAAGGAAATGATTAATACGATAAATAATGGTAAAACAATAAGTAATATGATTACCATGAATAATGAGAATAATAACACAAAAAACCCAAAACACATAGGAACAAATAATAATGACAAATTTACTAGAGTAAAACGATTCACTATTAAAGACGTTGTGATTGACGAGAAAATAGATACTGTTGAAGACCTAATTAACATAATTGTCAAACATCCATATAACCCTTTTTACAAGTATAATTTTAATTTGAAAGCTTTGCACAACATAAAAAAACCGTTGGAAATGCTGAATGATATGGTGGGAATGCAAAACTTAAAGAAACGCATAGTTGAACAGTTACTTTATTTTATCCAAGGATTCCATGCTAATAGCAAAGATGAAGGCGACTATATGCATACGGTGATATTTGGTCCTCCCGGAACAGGTAAAACCGAAATTGCAAAGATTATGGGTGATTTATTTAGCAAACTGGGTGTATTACAAAATAATAAATTCAGAAAGGTTACCAGAAGCGACTTGGTTGCAGGGTATTTAGGACAAACCGCAATAAAAACAACAGAAGTTATCAAGGATTGTTTGGGTGGTGTGTTGTTTATTGATGAAGCATACTCGCTGGGCAATACTGACAAAATTGATTCGTTTTCAAAAGAATGCGTTGACACATTATGCGAATCTTTAAGTGATCACAAAGATAACTTGATGGTCATTATTGCAGGATATGAAAAGGAATTAGATGAATGTTTTTTCAAGATTAATCAGGGTATGAAATCTCGTTTCGTTTGGCGATTTGAAACAGAAGAGTACAACGGAGAAGATTTATTCAAAATATTCATGAAAAAAGTGTCTAATATTGATTGGACTATTGAAAGTGACAAGACAGAAAATGATGTTGACAAGAAAGACAACAAAAATAATGCCAAATATATAGATTGGTTTGTTAATAATAAGGAGCATTTTTCGTATTATGGTAGAGATATTGAAGGGTTTTTATCAAAAGTAAAAATAGCTCATAGTAAACGTGTTTTCAAATTGGACGAAAAACGTAAAAAGGTCATTACGTTGACTGACATGAAATACGCATTCGAGGTATACAAAGATAATAAGTCATCCGATGATAAACAAACAAATATTAGAAAAGAAATATTGTATTCTATTTATTCTTAATTTGTAGTATTTAAAAAATACTTTTGTGAGTATTTGTTATATAATGAATAAAACAATCGAAATTAATCCTGCATTATTTAATGTAGGATATAATAAATCAAAAAAAGATAGAAAACATAATAATAAAACTGCTAAAAACAAACCGATTATTAATCCAAGTGTTCTTAAAAATAAATTTCTAAAACGAATTAAAGAGCATAAGGAAGATGAGACGAAAAAAAACAATATATCTAGCAATAAATCAAATAGTCAAGGTAAACAACATAACAAACGTAACAGAGGTAGCAGAGGTATCAGAGCTAGCACAGATAACACTAATAATATAGATGAGTTTTCCGATGATTTTAATGAATCAATCCAATATTTACAAAAGTTGTCCGATGCCAAGAAAAAAATTCAGGCAAAAAAAATGCAGAGAGAACAATTCCAAAATAAAACGGTAAAAAATTATAATTCTATGTATAGTACACCATCAACATCTCAATCTAATATTAAAATAGATTTACCTGATGAGCTATCAACTATTGGTTCACTTCCTAGTAATAATAGCGCAAATAGTACAAATAGTAGGAATAGTAGGAATAATCCGCCTATGAGATTGATTGCGCCTGATGACAATCCAAATAATCCTCAAAATATGTCTATTAATTTAAATACAAATAATGCAAACAATCCTATCTCACGTACGATTCCTAAGACGTCATTTGCGTCGTCGCCAATATCTGTGAATACTAACATACAACCACTCCAGAAAAGCCCATTAATTCAACAAGATGTGCCTTATGGTTGTTTAAAGAATGGTACAAAACCTACATATAGAACTTGGAATAAAACTATGAAAAAGAATCCTATGGAAACAAATATTAGTAGTGATTTAATAGTTTTAAATAGCGATAGACAACAGAAACTTGAGAACTTGAAAAACAAAATGAAAGAAAAACAAAGTAAACAAAATCAAAATAAACAACAGAATTCTGATGGATTAAGTATTAATACAATTAATAGTGTTATTGGTACTGCGACTAGTGGATCGACAAATAATGATAATAAGATATGCATTAAAACAGATAATAATTTTGACATACAAAATCCGAAACCTGATAATGTGCGCAGAATAAAAAAGATGAAAAAGGTTACTACTATTAAAAAATACAAATTAGGTAGGTCCAAAAATAAAAGGACTATTGGGATGTTAATTAAAAACCGTAATACTAGACGCGAAGTATTATTGGCACAAAGAGATTTGAAACAGACGTCTATCAACGATGTAAAACAATATTTGTATGACCGTAATCTTATTAAACGTGGTACGAATGTACCGAATGATGTTATCCGTAAAATGTATGAAAATGCAAAATTAACGGGTGAGGTATACAACTTGAATAATGATATAATTGTGCATAATTTATCGGAAGAGGGATAATGATAATTATGATATTTGTTTTTTGATAATTGTTTTGAATACTTATTTAAAGATACAACTATATGTTAGACTAACAACCAGGTTAGAATGTATAGAACAATTGTTGAATGTATTATTATATCAGTACCTATTTTTATCACTATGGAAATTGCAATAAAAATTTTTGATTGTTTAGTGAGGTACAAATCAGGTATATTAAGGATTAAAAAAAAAATGTTAGGAATAAAATGTAATGATGATATTTATGATGATGAATAGAATATTTATTGTTTATACCCGAAATAAGATAACATAAAATACTATTAAAGATATTTGTATATACTTTAATAATATGGCTTTGATAAAAGAATATTTTAATTTAACTACACAATACCAAGAGAATTATGGTGCTAATACCATACTATTAATGCAAGTAGGTTCATTTTTTGAGGTATATGCTAAACATGATTTAAAAACAAACAAGTTAATAGGTAGCAGAATATACGATTTTTCACAGATATGTGAGCTTAACATAGTACAGAAAACCGTATGCGTAGGTGCCAATAAAATACACATGGCGGGATTCAAAGATATTATGATTGAAAAGTATTTACAGAAAATACAGAATGCAGGATTTACCGCGGTTGTTTATGCACAAGATCAGGCAGCTAAAAACACTACACGAAGTTGCGCCGGTATTTTCAGCCCAGGTACATATTTCTCGAATAACAATACAAATTTAACCAATAACTTAATGTGCGTTTGGATAAATAAAATATCAAATAGTATGTTATTTAAAGGTCAGTATGTAGTAGTAGGTGTTTCTAATATTGACATACATACGGGCAAAACGAGTGTTTTTCAGTTTAAAGAAACGTATTTGAAAAGTCCTACCACTTATGATGAGCTTGAAAGATTTGTATCTATATATAACCCTTCAGAAGCCATATTTATTTCGAATCTTGCCGAAAAAGAAATTCACGATATTGTCAAATTTGTGGATGTAAATGCAAAATCAATTCACGTAGTTTCTACATTAAATAATAAATCAGACGGGATAATGAATGAAGTATTAAATTGCGAGAAACAGACCTATCAAAAGGAAATTTTAAACAAATTTTATACTATTACAAATTATGAATCATTCATCGACAATTTTTATAACAACGATATGGCATGTCAGTCATTTTGTTTTTTGTTGAATTTTGCATATAAACATAACCCAAATTTAGTAAATCGTATATCTGTCCCAATATTTGAAGATTGCTCGTCGCGTCTCCATTTGGCAAACCACTCTTTAAAACAGCTCAACATCATAGATGATAATAACTATAAGGGTAAATACTCATCTGTATTAACTATGTTGAATCAGTGTCATACCGCCATGGGTCGACGTGAATTCTCATATAGTTTTACACATCCAACAAGTAACGTAGATTATCTACAAAATGAATATGATATTACAGAACATTTTATTCAACGATATGCAGAGTACGATACATTTTTAGATAATAATTTATCTACTATAAAGGACCTGGCGAAATATCAAAGACAAATATTCCTGAAGAAGATTACCCCACGAACATTTTTTCATCTGTATGATAGCTTAGAAACCATATTGAAAATATATGATAAAATATCTCAGGACCAGGTTATATACAAGTATATGATTCAAAAGAATAACAGTATTAGTGACACGCAAGATATGTGTAAATCAATAATGGCGAAAATCACACAGGTTATTAACTTGGATTTAGCAAAGGAAATCGAACAATTACAAGGATTTGAAACCAATTTCATTAACCGTAATGTGTCAAAAGAGCTAGATGAGCAGAATGATTTGTTGCTGTTTTCCGAGCAGAAATTGGAAGCAATTAGGAAACATCTGAATAGTATTATTCCTGATAAATCAAAAACAACTACCGAATTTGTAAAAATCCACGAAACAGAGAAAAATAACTTTGCATTAGTTTGCACAAATAGGAGGTGTAAATTACTAGAAAGTGTATTGCCAAATAATCCTACCACAATTACATTACAATACAAGAACAACACAGAAGAGTTTCAATATACAGTATCGAAAAACCATTTTGAATACGCAAAACAATCTGCTACCAATAATTTTATTTGCGATGACACAATAAAACAGCTGTGCAAAAATATCAGTAAAATTAAAATTAATATGAAGGATGTTATTTTATTGGAATACAATAAATTTGTACGTTGTTTTGAGGACTACACCAATATGTTAGATGGTATTATTGAGTTTGTGACATTAGTGGACTTGCTATACAATAAATCTAGATTGTCTCAACAATATAACTTCTGTAAACCTGATATAAATACGGAAGCATGTAAATCCTTTATTGATGCTAAAAAACTACGTCACTGTTTGATTGAAAATATACAGACATCGGAGTCCTATACATCAAACGACATATGTTTGGGTAATAACGCGCAAGATGGCGTATTGCTATACGGAACTAATGCAGTAGGTAAAACAAGTTTTATTAGGTCTATTGGTATAGCTGTAATAATGGCTCAATCAGGCTTTTATGTACCAGCAAGTAGTTTTCACTATAAACCATACAAACATCTGTTTACCCGAATACTGGGAAATGATAATATATTTAAGGGACTTTCTACATTTGCAGTAGAGATGTCGGAACTTCGAACTATTTTAAAATTATCGAATGAAAATAGTTTGGTGTTAGGTGACGAATTATGCTCTGGAACAGAAATTATGTCGGCTACTAGTATTTTTGTCTCTGGTATTCAAGAATTGCATAACCAAAAATGCAGTTATATATTTGCGACGCATCTACACGAGATAATCAATTATGATGAAATAAAAAAAATCAATACACTTTCTTTGAAACATATGGAGGTGTCATATGATAAGGAAAAGGATATGTTAATTTATGACCGTAAATTGAAGGACGGTCCTGGAAACAATATGTATGGGTTGGAAGTGTGCAAGTCGTTGCATTTACCCGAAGATTTTTTGAATCGTGCGTATGAAATAAGGATGAAGTACAATAATTTAGACGCAATTAATACACTTTCTCTTGGTAAGTCACATTTTAATTCAAGGAAAATCATGGGTATTTGTGAAAAATGTAATCTCAGGAAAGGAGAAGAGGTACATCATCTGATGCATCAGAGTTTCGCAAACGAAAAGGGTCTCATAAATAAAGATGGTGTATTGTTACACAAGAATAATTTAGCCAATCTGGTGACTTTGTGTAAAGAGTGTCATGATGAGTTGCATAAAACTCACACCAAAGGGTCAAAGAAAAAGAAAACTACCAAAGGTTACATAATTGAAAAAATATAGATGGTTAATATATATATATATATGAATTTAGAAAATACAACCGACGAAAATAAGAATACGAATACGTTTATTTTTACATATGTTAGAATGAACCCACCTACACCAGGGCATTTATCTTTAATTAAATACATGATTGATAAAGCCATCGAGTTAGGTCAAAAAAATGTATATGTTATAACATCTAGTTCATTAGACGACTCCAACCCGCTTCCATGTAGTAATGACACCATACCTAAGAACGGAAAAACTAAATCGGGTAAATCTATATTAGAAAAAATAACCAAGAAAAAAGACAATAATGATAACATAACGTATAAGTCAGAAATCCTGAATACAATTATTGAATCTTATAAAAAACGATTAATTGATAGTGAAACAGATGATAAAAAGAAGAATCTTATTAGTGACGTGAATGTTAATGTTATGTGTTCTGTAGGGACGCCATTCGTATTTATTAATAGTTTAATAAAGAAGGAGTTCACAGATAAGGGAATTAATGAAATTAATATGTTTTGTGTTGTTGGAAGTGATAGAGCTAGTTTTATGAACACAATTAATGAAAATTTTATCCAACATGATAATGTGTTGACAGCAGAAGGTGTAGCGCTTCCTAGAGAAGGAATGGAATCGTTGAAAACCGAGGGTCTAGGTAAACGTTCTATTTCAGATATAAATGTAAATGAATATTCAGCTTCTTTTGTTAGAAATTTAGTAAGAAATAATAAGAAAGATGATTTTACTCAAGTTTATCAGGACTATTTGCCAGTTGATATTATAAATCAACTGTACGATGCAATCAAAATGGGAGTAGAAACACAGGTATTAAAGGCATCTAAAGGTAAACGTAATGCAGATGCAGATGCAGATAACTCAACAAGAAAAAAGACAAGATTGGGAGGAGGCAATAAAACAAAGAAATGGAGACGTGCAAAAATGGGCAAATTAAGACAAAAAATAAGCCAAAGAAGGAAATCAAGAAGGTCTAGAAAACAGGGGAATATGGGAACCACAGGAAAACAGAGAAGGACGAGAAAACATAGAAAGAGTAAACGATATACTTAATAAAATAAATCAACCAGCGTCTTTGAAAGGTCCCCGTCACTTGGATAATGAATACCCGCACGTATTCTGCAATCGTTGCATTTTTTCGCTATATCTTCAAATGTTTTCTTTTTTTCTGGGTATTTTTTCGACAACACTTTTGTTAAATAATATGCCTGAAATGTATGACCAGCAGGCATAGATGGTGTTTGTCCAGTAGACGATTCTAAGTATTTAATAGAACTATCAATTTGATATGGTCTTGGTCTATTTATCAGAAATTTAAATAACAAAATTATATATATAGTATTTTGGTACATTTTGGTAAGCTCTTCTACACTTTCACTTACATGTTCTGAATACGCATACGAAATACTTTCATTTGTTAAATTGAAATAATCTATGTCATCAACAGTTCTATCTTGCGTCATTTTTTTGACAATTTCAGATTCGTTATTATCGTATAAAGGTATTGTTGGTAAATATGGATAATAACTAGGTAATGATATTAGGTATACAAGTAATAAGAATATGCATATTTCCAAGTTTTTATACGTATATAGTTTCGTGTTTTTATACATATGTGTATTCATATTTTTATACATATATATTTAATTATATTTTTATAGGGTTAGTACTTGATATTTTATAGGGTTAGTATTAATTGATATTATTTATTTATCACACATGAATACTTTTGCATAATACATATATAACCCAGACAAAACTAAGAAAACAGATAACAAGCAGTATAAATGTTTCTCCGATATCATGTCTGAATAATTGATATAAGAACCAATAGATATTCCTATAAATGACGAAATTAATAATATTACACTATTATGCAATTTAAAATACCCCTTTTTATAATATAACAAAAACCCAGGAATAGTTTGTGGTATAGATTGTAAAAATAAACCTACACATATTGCTTCCTTGAGTGGGATACCCGCAAAAAGGGTTAAGGATGGTATTAGAATAGCACCAGAGCCTACACCCAGTAGTCCTATTGATATACCAGTTATAAATATATAAGTATTATCATCAGTATCATAATAAATGTATATGTATTATGTATATATAAATTTGTACTCTATGTGTATATACTTGTACTCTATGTGTATAATTTTTTAGTGTATATATAAATATAATGAAACTAACATAAACGTATTGTGTTATGTATTGATATATAAATAATACATATCATATGTCACCTACAATACCTATGATATTTTCAAATTATAAATTAAGACGTGATAATACTGCTAAACCATATAGAGATTGTGTTGGTGAAAATGTTGATTACGATACATTACCAGATATAAATATAAGTAAATCAGAAACCCTACGTGGTTTTATAGATAGGGGAAATACAGGACTAGTTGTTCATTACCCAACAACACTACCATGTGGTAGTACTATTGCTTTTTGGAAGCTTGATCCTAGTTCTAGTTGGTACATGGTATCTAGTGTACAATAAATGATAAACCAAATAAAATTATTTGGGTTATTATTTTAATTAATTGTTTTAATTGTTTTAATTTATTTGATCTTGATTTATGGGTTACGTCTACCTACGTCTACGAGTTTTCGGTTTACGACGATAATTATCTTTATATTTACGTGTTTTAATTTTATGATTTGTACAATAACTCTTCTTATATCTATATCTACATCTACTTCTACGTGTTTTGTGGTTATATTTTTTGTGCTTACGTGTTTTCTTATTTAATGTCCTTTTGCCACCTTTGGCTTTATTGTCTTCTTCACTACAAGCAATAAGTGGCATTTTATTATTTTTGTCAGGGTTCACCGTGAATATATGATATTTTGTTTTTCCGTATGGTGTCAAAGGTGATTTGTCTTTATTATTATTTGTTGATAGTTTCTCCATTATTTTATTAAAATTTGCGGTGTTCATAAAAACGTCTTCGGAAATATTAGATTCTATAGCATTATCTTTATCATTATCTTTACTTTTACCTTTACTTTTACCTTTACTTTTACCTTTGTCATTACCATCAGTCATACTTGTAATCTGTTCTTGCAATTTTGACGTATCAACAAAAACAACAGAAAACTTAAAATCATTATCATCCTTTACGCCTTTTTTATTTATAGCGACACCTAAAATTATGCGGGTTATTGGGTCGTCGTTACCTGCTCCAGCATATACCTCAAGAGGTTTTACAGAACTCTTAATAATATCCTTACTTACATTCAAGTATAAAATATTCATATCAACACCATGATATAACGGATTCACGTTATTAAATAATTTGTAGGTATTGTCATCACTATTCACACACTTCATATTTTTGGAATAGTCATCATCGGTGTAGATAACATTAGTATTACATTTTTCATACACGTCTCTGTTATTGTCATTCGATTCGGTAAATGGATGGGAATAAGCTGTTACATCGCTTTTGCTATTATTATTGCTATTACTATTGCCATTACTATTGCTATTAATGCTATTATACATCTCCGTAATATTAAATTCATTTATTGGCAAAGCAGTTACCACGTCGCCATTATTCGCTAAACGTAAATATATAATCTTAGCATCGTTCACAAATTCTTCAAATTTTTTGCTCACGTATACGCTCATAGATTTTGGAGCAGCAACGCTAATACAAACAATTTTACTATTAAATATATTGTATGGTGCTTGCTGATAAACTTTATTTGTAAAAAAATTGCTACACAATAAGTACGCAAAATTGGTGCATAACGCTCCTCCTAGCGATTGTCCTGTAGTGAATATTGTTATTTTATTGCTATTATCATTTGCTTTATCTGGGGTTGCACCTAAAAAATTAGTTGCCAAGTATACCATAGATTCGATCACAGTATGTATCATTTCGACACTAATTTTGTAAAATCCATATAAAAATTTCTCATTATCATCTGAACAACCTACACTTTTTACATATAGATTATTAATATCAGTAGATATACGTAATGTTTTCATGCTATACGTACCACGAAAAAGAACTAGAATCATATTAGGCATTCGTTTATCTGCTACTACAAATATTTCCCCATAGTTTGACCAACTGATTGAAATGTATTTAACATATTTGCCGTTCATTTGCTCTTTATTTTTGTCTAATTGATATGGTAATTCAATTTCGCCATCACGTTCACCTGTTATTATGTTTACATTTCTTGGAATATTTAGTTCATTAAATGCTAAAAAATATTTATCATCATGTTTGTATAGATACGTTTCCAGTTTTCTGTTGTTGTCATTTTTTATATCTAATCCTAAGATAGTAGAAATTGTATTTGGTTTTCCAGTTTTGTCTACCAAGCTAAACATTTCTTGGTCGTTCTTTATTTTTTCAGCTGTATCTTCTTTACAAACCTGATTGATTGATTGTAATAGCTTTGTAGGAATTATATTCCCGAATATATCTACATATTTCTGTAAAAAATCATTATCATCAAAATACACTAATCTAGATAAAATAACTGCGTATAACGAAATAAAGTGTGTGCTACCATATTTGTCGACATCGTTAATTACGTCATTATTATTATTATTATTATTATTATTATTCATTTTATCTACTATATATATTTAATAGAATATTAAATAAACCACAAAGTTATTTGGAAAGAATAATATATTTTGCAATAAAATATTGTATTAGTTTATATAATGAAGCGTAGAAATAATAGTAAATTGATAATGATAGCAGTAGTATTAATCATACTTTATTATATAGTAACACGTTCTTCATTATGGCGCACAACTAAAGAAGGTATAAAGAATTATACGGATAAATCCAGTACATTCTGTAAAACCAATAAGCACAACGCTAGGCAGCGACATTCAAGTTGTGGGTCATTAACACAAAAAAATTGTAAGAATGTAGGTTGTTGTGTTTGGACTAGTGAACAGAAATGTGTAGCTGGTGATGAAAGCGGTCCTTTATACAATTCTACTAAAGGAAAAACTCAGCATCTAGATTATTATTTTTTTAATAATAAGTGCTACGGCGATAAATGCTCTTGTTAATATGTCTACGTTTGACCAGTATGTTTTGATTTTAGCAGAAGGTGAAGAATTCCTATGAATAAACAGTTCCTGGTAAGATATATGAGTTAATATTATAGATTTGATCATCACCGCAATATATTTATTAGCAGGAAATGTAGCTAGGTTTATGGGTATTAAACTGTTATCACTAGTCCAAGGGATAACGTTACCGTTATGGTTAATCATATTGTAGAACAAGAAAGAACATAGTAAAATATTAGCGCCTAGTATTGCAAATGATAATTTTGGTGTTTTTTTAATATAAAACCAATTATTAATATAGTGATTAGGTACATGTATAGCAATCATATAATAATAGAGAAAACGCACGTCAACGCATATACTTAGAAATAAAAAGAATCCCATATAAATAGTGCTTCTAACGCCGATTGAATAGTTAATATCTCTTTGAAAATGTAAAATAGACATCCCAACAAAAATAGAATCAAATACAAAAGGTTTGCAAAACGAGTTTATTAAATAAGTAGATACAGTTATTAACCCTTGTAGTTTGTAGAAAGTAACGAGGTTTTTATTTTGAATAGCATGAATTAAATCTGTACATCCATGAGGCGCTATTAAAATAGGCATTCCGTGTTTTATTATTAGTGTATCTAACACGTTTGGCTTAGTTATTATAGAATACAACATTTAATATAGTCGATTATATTATCTGTTTATTAATGTTTATATTGATACAATTTGTATTATTATATGAATTGTAAATTATGAATTATAAACTGATTGATTTCAATTATAAACTGATTTATAAAAAAAATGAATTAAAAATAATTATTATACTTACTATTACTAATAGAAAATATGATTATTCCAGTAAAGTGTTTTACATGTGGCATGGTTATTGCTGATAAGTACAGATATTATTGTAAAGAAGTGCGTAAAATGAAATTAGCTAAACAATCAATCGAGAATGGTAGTATTGACAAAATAATATATTTAACAAAAGAATTCGCGGATAAAACTCCAGAAGGTGAAGTATTGGATGATTTGGGAATAACTAAAATGTGTTGTCGTAGACACTTTCTAACACATGTAGATATAGATTAATTTCTCGGTATAATATATAAATATACTAATGGCTAAAAAATCAAGAACAAAATCTCAAAAAAAATATAAAATGGTAGGATGTAATAGAACTAAAAATAAGAGAAAAAACAGTAAAAAACATTTAGGAGGTTCATTAGGAGGAGCTGCACTCACGCCTGCAAATTATAAAGCAGGTAAACCATTTTCTAATGATGCAAAAGCTTATACAGCTGAAGGACCAAAACCAGGTGGATTCAATTTTTTAAATCCACAGTCATCTTCATATAAAGGTGTAGGTGGTGGGTGTGGTTGTAAGAGCAATCCGCTACCTGCAGTACCTAATGGTCTTTTAGGAAAGGCATGGAGTCCTTCAGTAGGAAGTTGGCCTGGTGTAGATGGGAACCCAAATAATAGTAACCACCTAGGATATAACACATATGATAATGATATATCAAGACAAATGAAAGATGTTGGTGCCGCTTATCCTTATACGTATATGAAGGGTGGAAAAAGACGCAATAATAAAACACGAGCATTAAGAAATGGTAAAAAAATGAGCAAGAATATGAGAAAGAATATCAGCAAGAAAAATAGACACTCTAGAAAGAATAAAAACAAACATGGCAAGAAAAAGGGTGGTGGTATCAATAATTATTTAATTCAGGATTTCGTAAATTTAGGAAGAAACGTAAAATACAACATGGGTAGCACATGGAATGCATTAAACGGATACACCGCACCAGTAAACCCTAATCCTTGGGAAGACCAATATGAACATGCACAGCTAAAAAATCATGATAAAACATTCTATTAAAATAGTAACATTCTATTAAAATAGTAATAGTCTATTAAAAATAGCGACTTTTAATTGTAATCAATTTATTTTTTCTTTGTATAATTCATAATAAATGGCTGTTCCTAAAAAACTAAAAGACCTTTGTCCCCCAGCGTTACTATACTTCATTATTTCGATTGTGTTTTATGTAATTTCTGTATTGCAAAATTTAGGAAATAACAATACCTACAGTGTAGGTCATCTAACAACAACTGTTCCCAACACAGGAGTTGTTTTTGTAGTTGAACTAATCTACATCTTATTCTGGACTTATATTTTGAATTTAATCTGTAAGGATGGATATACTGCGTTATCATGGTTGCTAGTGTTATTTCCAATCGTCCTGTTGTTTGTTATTATTGGTATGCTTATGATTGAAATGTAATTATTTTAACAAATAATATAATATGATATATAATATAATATAACATATTATGATTAAAAATGGTGCCAAAATTAAAAATAATACCAAAATAAGTGGTACACCAAATGGTACATCATGTGAAACAAATGGATGGAAATACGTGTCTATCTGGGGTGAACCGAAAGAAAGGGGCTATGCTTATGGTGCTATTTGTGCCAAGGATTTTGAAGAAATACAAAAAATACTGGTTACCATAATCCCTATAAAATATGGTCTGGAATGGTCGTGGTTTATTGAAACTATAGGGACCGAACTGATGACTGTTAGTAAACAAAATGCCGAGTTATTCAACGAAATGACAGGTATTGTTGAAGGTTGTAATTCCAAAGGCGTGAAAACTACCATAAAAGAAATAATCGCCTGGAATTATTATTTGAGCATACCTTATTGGTGGAACGATTACGTAAGAAGACACAAAAAAAATAATAGGGTAGAGATAGAGGACCGATGTAGTGCTTTTATGGCGGTTGGCAAGGATTGGACATCAGATGGTAAAATTGTAGCAGCACATAATACATTTACCTGGTTTTATGACGTATTCAATATTGTTTTGGATATACGACCAACGAAAGGAAACCGAATAGTTATGCAAACATCCCCATTATTGATATGGAGTGGTAGTGATTTTTTTATAACTTCAGCTGGATTTATTGGATGTGAAACCACTATAGAGGGGTTTGATTCTTATAAAAAACAAGTACCTCGAAACTATAGATTACGCAACGCAGCACAATATGCTAATACCTTAGATGAATATGAAAAATATTTATTACAAGGTAATGGTGGAGATGGAGCTTCGTCATGGTTAATAGGCGACACGAATACTAATGAAATTATGCGTTTTGAATTAGGTCGAAAGTATCACAATACCACAAAAACTAAAAATGGGTATTTTATAGGATTTAATTCTACTTATGATAATAGGATTAGAAATATTGAATGTAATAGGAGTACTAATATATTTGATATCCAAACACATATAGGGTCACGAAAGGTACGTTTGGAAGATTTAATGGATAAACACAAAGGTAAAATCAATTTGGGTATGGCAAAAAAAATACTATCTGACCATTATGACGTATATTTGTTGAAAAATAACCCTAGTTCACGTACTGTGTGTTCCCATTATGAATTAGACAATCGTCAATATTCAACCGTAATAAGTAACAAACCAGCATATACTCCAAAAGGTGCTATTGATGGTAAAGTATGTGACAGTAATATGGCTAAACGAATGCAGTTCTTGGGAAGAATAGGTAATACATGTGGTAAACCATTCAATAGCAAAAGTTTTTTTACTAAACACAAACAGTGGAAAATATTTGAACCTGTTATCAAAAATAAACCCTCACAATCGTGGACATTATTACCACCTACTAAAATGCTAAATGCATATAAGAGCAACGCCAAGAGCAACGCCAAGAGCAACGCCAAGACCAAAAATAACAAAACAAATAAACGAAGTAATAGCACTAGAAAAAATAAACGTGGTAACTACTCAAAAACAATTAAGAAACGTATGCACGCATACACATACCTGTAAACTTACAACACAAATAGCTGAATACTCGTTAGTCTCATAATCATAATCATAATCATAATCACAATTATTTATTTGGGGTGAATATCTTTTCTAGTTTATTAAAAAGGTTTATATTATCTATATTTTTACTACTGTATGTAGTATTATAATGTTTTGTAGGATTACTCAATACATCTTTTATAACCGCAATATCGTTTGATAGATTTCTATTAATTAATATAACATCATTCTTATCAATATAATTTGATATATTCCTAGCACCTAGATACAGAGGTTTGCAATTATGCATAACTGGAGACAACACTTTTTCTGATATATAATCGTTATTGATATAATTCTCAATAGCAATTGTAAACATATATTCTTCATATGGTTCGACGTCTTTGAATTCACCCATTACATATTCCGATTTTTCTTTGTATTGGTTAGCTCCTCTGCCGTATATATGTACTGGCAAATTATGATTGATAATTTCTGTAATTAAATCATGACGGTATTTATGTCCTGGTGCATAATTCTTTTCACTTACACAAATAGACATAATTTTAGGTTTATGAGTTAATGACCTTCCTGGATTGCTATGCCACATGTATGCAAAATGTTCTGTGAAAGGTTCTGGTAAATCTTTTTTATCACCTATAAAGTATTTCCCAATATTTATTTGCGCGTATATTATAAATAATTTATTAATTTTTAATAGCTCGTAAGGTTCGCAGGCTAGTCCAATTACATTCTCTTTGGGTATTTTTATTAGAGTAGGCATAGCTTTATTAAGAATAATAGCATGTGTATAAATGAGTTTGTCTGTTATGTAAAATTCTTTATTCATTCCATAGTTTTCATTTTCATTAAGATTATATGTCTTTTCAAAATTAGTTTTACATGTTGTGCTATCACAGAAATCTGAGAATATCTTAATTATAAAAACCATATATATTAGTATAACATATATTTAATATTATTTTAATATGATTTTAATATGATTTTAATATAATATATTTTTAAAGTGATTTTAAAATAATATGATTAATAATTATATGAGCGGTGATACAGAAAAAAATATGACTACAGTTTCGTGGAAACTTATAGATAAATACTTTGTGGACAATCCAAATAACTTGGTGGCACATCACTTGGAATCATATAATAATTTGTTTAATGGTGGAATCAACAGAATTTTTCTAGAAAATAATCCAGTTAGGTTTATAGAACGTGAGAATGACGCACAACCAAACAAACGTAATGAATGTTTACTTTATTTAGGTGGCAAAAATGCAGATAAGATATATTTCGGTAAACCTATTATTTATGATGATAATTATACTCACTTTATGTACCCAAATGATGCCAGATTACGAAACATGACTTACGGCATAACAATCCATTACGATGTTGAAGTAGATTTCATTTATTATGATAGTGAGGGAGAAAAACAAGAACACAGTACTACTCTAGAAAGAGTATTATTAGGTAGATTTCCAATTATGTTACAATCAGATTTGTGTATTCTGAATAATCTGCCAAAAGAGGTGAGGTATAACATGGGCGAATGTCGTAATGATTATGGTGGTTACTTCATAATAGATGGAAAAGAAAAGGTGATTGTTTCTCAAGAAAAATTTGCAGATAATATGTTATACATAAAAGAAAACAAACCAGACGATATATATAGTCACTCAGCTGAAATAAGATCTGTTTCTGAAGACACTTCAAAAGCAGTAAGAACAACTGCGATAAAAATAGTGTCACCTTCACCCACATTATCTAATAATCAAATTGTCGTAGCAGTACCCAACGTGCGTAAACCCGTACCTCTGTTTATACTTATGAGGGCATTAGGTGTTATATCAGACAAACAGATTATAAAATGCTGTCTGCTGAACCTAGAAAAAAATCAGAGTTATATTGATTTGTTCATACCATCGATTCATGATGCGAATAAAATATTTACACAGAAAACTGCAATAGAGTATATTGCGACATTTACAAAAAGAGGTACTACTTCTAGTGTAATGGAGATTTTGTCTGATTATTTCTTGCCTCATGTTGGTGAGCTAAATTTCCTGGATAAGGCATATTTTATTGGATATATGGTGTTTAAATTATTAAAAGTATTCAAAAAAGAGAAAAAACCTACAGACAGAGACAATTTCAAGTTCAAACGTGTAGAGTTATCTGGAACGCTAATGTATGATTTATTTCGAGAATACTATTTAATTCAAAAGAAGGAGATTGCGAGAAAGATAGATGAAGAGTACTATTATCACAAGGGTGAGTACGTGGATAATGATGCTGACCAAGATCAGGAACAGGTTCTGAGACAAGGAGCAATAGGAGGTGCAAAGGGTAAAACTAAGCGATATCAAGAAGCAGATAAATACAAGAATAATTTTATTAATTTGGTTGTATCTAACCCTCATTTTTTCAAAGACAGGGTTGTAGAGAACGGTTTTAAGAAAGCATTCAAGGGTAATTGGGGGTCGCAAACGCACACGAAAAAATTAGGTATAGTTCAAGATTTGAATCGATTAAGTTGGAATACCTACATATCCCATGTAAGAAAGATGAACTTACCATTAGACCCCACAGCTAAAGTGATAGGTCCTAGGTTGTTGAACAGTTCACAGTGGGGGTTGATTGATCCGTTGGATACTCCTGATGGTGGGAATATTGGGTTACACAAACACTTGGCTATTTCTAGTTATATAACGGTGGGGTCTCCGCGTGAAGATATGATTTCATGGTTGCGTGTTAATATACCTATAAAGATGATATTGGAATGCTCGCCAGAATATCTGTATGATAGTACAAAAGTCATAGTGAACGGTTATTGGCTTGGTGTGGTGGATACACCTATAGATGTTCATAATTTACTAAAACTATATCGTAGAAATGGTATAATACCAATCTATACAAGTATTTCATTCGACTACGAGAATAACGAAATCCATATTTATAGCGATGCAGGTAGATTATGCAGACCTATCTACTACATGAGTAATGGTAAAATTAGTTTTGACCGAAAAGACGTAATAGAGCGATTTAATAAAGGAACTATAAAATGGGAAGAAATTGTTTCAGGTTTCAAGAAAAAGAATGATAGCAAGTTCGGAATTAAGAAGAATAGATTGTATAATATAACAGAATTGTACCCAGATATTTCCACTAACGAAGAAACTGCATATAATGCTTTGAATAGTCATCAATCGGTGGTGGATTACGTTGATTCTGCCGAAGAAGAAGGTGCACTAATTGCAATCAATTCCGCAAATCTGAAAAAGAATAAATACTATACTCATGTAGAAATCGACCCGTCGCTATTGTTGGGTGTCATGGGGAATCAGATTATTTATCCAGAGAATAACCCTTTTCCACGTAATTCTTTCTCTTGTGGTCAAAGTAGACAAGCTGTCTCTGTTTATCATTCTAATTTTCGTAATAGAATAGATAAGATGGGGGTTGTTTTGAACTATGGACAAATCCCCCTTACTAAGTCACGCTATATGGAATACGTGAACAACGAAGAGCAACCATATGGTGTTAACACTATAGTGGCTATTATGACGTACACCGGGTATAACGTAGAAGACGCAATCTTGATAAATAAAGGGGCCATAGATAGGGGTCTTTTTAGAACAACTTATTATTCGATGTTTGAAGCTAGACAGGAGAGTTCGTCTGTGAGTGGAATGATAAACTCAAAATTTGCCAACATAGAAAAGAACAACGTAATAGGCAAGAAGAAGGGTTATGATTACAGTTTATTGGACGATTATGGTATGATTAAAGAAAATACGCCATTAACCGAGAAAGCAATATTGATTGGTAAGATAAAATCTAATTTGGAGAACAAGGATGTTTGGATAGACGATTCGGTCAAAGCTAAGAAGGGTCAATTAGGTTATGTTGATAAGTGTTTTATTACTGACGGCGAAGAAGGATTCAATATCGCAAAGGTGAGGGTGAGAGAGGAAAGAATACCTGCTATAGGTGATAAAATGGCTAGTCGTGCTGGACAGAAGGGTACTTTAGGTTTGATAATAGACGAAGAAAATATGCCATTTACGTCGGACGGCACTAAACCTGACCTAATTATTAACCCTCATGCGTTGCCATCTCGAATGACTATTGGTCAGATTGTAGAATCATTATTAGGAAAAGCATGCACTAGTTTTGGAGCGTTTGGTGATTGTACTGCTTTTCAAGTAAAGGGTAGTAATTATAAGACGTATGCACCTTTGTTGGTGGAAGCTGGATTCAACTATACTGGTAACCAAATATTATATAATGGTATGACGGGAGAACAGTTGAAAAGCGATATATATATAGGACCTACTTACTATATGCGTTTGAAGCACATGGTGAAAGATAAGATTAATTACAGAGCTAGAGGTCCTAATGCTGTATTGACTAGGCAGCCAGTTGGTGGTAGGGCAAATGATGGTGGTCTTCGTATTGGTGAAATGGAACGCGATGGTGTACTTGCGCATGGTATGTCCCATTTCTTGAATGAATCATATTTGGTTAGAGGTGACGAATATTACGTTGCGGTTTGTAATAAAACTGGATGCCTATCTATCTATAATCAGAGTAAGCAATTGTTTTTGAGTCCGATGGCTGATGGTCCAATCAAGTTTCATACTAATGCAGACAGTACGACGAATATACAAAACTTGTCGAGATTTGGTCGTTCATTCAGTTTATTGAAAGTCCCATATTCATTCAAGCTTCTTTTGCAGGAGCTGAATGTTATGAATATACAAATGAGGATTATCACAGACGAAAACGTAGACCAACTGCTTTCTATGAATTACTCAAATAATGTAAATAAACTAATGAATATGGAAAATGTCGAATTAGAAAACGTAATTAATAAATACGCAACTGAGATACGAAAGAAGCTTAATTTGCCAGTAAAAAAATCGGCGTTGGATATGAAAGAAACGCCCGAAATGCCAGACCAATATAAAGAATATAATATGCCTATAGGTGAGTCGACTGAGGGTGATAGTAATGCAAATGCAAATGCAGATAGCGAAAACAATACAACACTCAGTAATATTGGCAATACTGTTTCAGAATATGTTCCTACAGAGGTAACTAATGTATTTGAAAATATAAAGTCATCTGTACAATCCGCTACAGGAACGGTAACTGGAGCAATAAACACTCAACAACAAGAGACATCCCAAACACCACAATCTGGACAAACACCCCAAACACCACAATCTGCACAAACCGCCAATATATCATTCCCTACAAACTCACAAGAAAACACACCAACAGCTGTTGATTCAGCAAATGATAAAAGACCAGAATTCACAATAAATATCAATACTGCAAGTTCAAGTGAAGACAAACCTAGCATACTAGATATGGAAAAAAAAGAAGAAGAAAAGAAAGATGAAGGTGATGAAAAAGAAGAAGACAAGAATGAGAATAAAAAAATAATTATCACGACTGATACAAATCTATCCTCATAAAAATATTATATACTTCAAATAATAAATATAATAAAAAAATGAATTAAAAATATTATATACTTCAAATAATAAATATATAATATAATGACAACTGTAATCAATATACCTGTAAACGAGATATACAAATCCAGAAACAACGCTCTTTCTCATATGAAAGAGCAAGGATACAACATAAGTGAATATGAAAACTTTGGCATTAATGAAGTTAATATCATGAAAGAAAATGACCAACTAGACATGCTTCTAGAAAAAAAAGTCGTTAATAACAAGAAAACAGATAACAAGGACAACAAAAATAATGACTCTTTGAACCCACAAACACAAAAAACATACATAAAATATTATTTAGGCAAATCGTTGAGACCAACCAACATAGATGAAATGATAGATGATTTATTTACTATAGAAGAAATGCTAACAAAAAATGACACATTATACATTATCGTAAAGGATGAGATGAATGAAACAATAGTAACATATCTGAAACATATATGGGATACTACGAATATATTTATAATAGTTGAAAACATAAGACGTTTACAGTTTAATATACAAAACAACGTATTAGTTCATAAGCATGTAATTTTGTCGCCAGATGAGACAGCTGATATTATGACCAAGTACAATATAAAGGATAAAACCCAGTTGCCAGAAATATCTAGGTTTGACCCAGTTGCACGTAGTATAGGCATTCGTCCAGGTATGGTATGCAAAATACTTCGCCCGAGTAAATCTGCTATTGAAACAACATATTATAGGGTTTGTGTTTAATTATATAATACATTTAATATATTTGATACATTAATTAAGATACTATTTTTAATACTTTAACTAACCTACTGTTTTTTATTTAAATATAACAAATATAATATAATATAATAATTATGGTGTATCCTCTACCAAAGGACAACATTATTACATTATATAGCAAAAGCAACTGTAAGTATTGTACATCTGCTAAAAATTTATTAATAAAAAACAATATTAGCCATGAAATAATAAATTGTGACATTTTTTTATCAGAAAACAGAGATAAATTAGTGAATTTGTTAACAAAAACTGCAAAAACTGAAATAAAGACGTTTCCAGTCATTTTCAACAATAAAAAGTATATTGGTGGCTACACAGAATTAAAAGAAAAACATGACAAAACCCCAGATGCCTTTATACACTCTTCTGTTGATGTACTAGATTTCGATAGTATTTTTTGATTGTATATTTTGTTTGAACCAACAATTCAAATCAATATATAAGAACATTTTAGTAAAACCTCAAGGAGATTAAAACAGAAAAGTGTACAAGACACCAAACTAGTAAAATGATATTAATAGTTAATAGAAAAATAATATTATCATTTAATAATATAGCATTATGTCAATTTGTATAGAAAAAAATGAAAATTTGAATAATACTATTCATGATTTAGAACAAACAATAAGAAAGGATGTTAGTAAAGAATACAGCAACCCTAGTGTGTTTCGAAACAAGCTGAATGAAATAACTGATAAAATGCCACCAGTTTTAAACGCCTTTGAAAAAGCTTTTATTAATTATGAAAAGAACAAACAAGATACAGAAGCTGCATCTATATTGAATACATCTAAGAATTCTCTTGAAAAATTAATTACTCAACTGTTTATGCTAGAAAACAACATAGACAAAAACACCGAGGAATTAAACATCAATCTGAAACTATTGGACGAAGAGATTAACATATTAAAAAAAGAAAATAAACAGTTGAAAAAGACGTATACTCAATTCGAATCATCCGCGAATGCTTCAGATGAGATGATTGGTGATTTTCGAACGATATATGATATTAGGTATTTAAAAGCATGGTCTATATCAATATCATTAATCATAGGTATTTATATGATAATTACTATTTTTAAACCAACCACAAATACAGTTAAAAAGTAATCTTAAAATATTTGTAATAATTAAATGTTTCTGAATATTAGCCCTTTCCGTCCTAAAAAAGATGGATATTATTATCCAAAATATCCAAATAATACTTTATTAAGATTCGACAATACACAGTATAATCTAGATAATCTAGATAACCGAAAGCTAGTCAATCGTAGTAGTAATAAAATAGTACGAAACGTGTTGAACAGTCACAGTTTGTATGCATCAGTGGTGTGTGGAATTAGTGATTTTGAAAGTGATTGTCCAAATAGTAATTATCCGAATCCTTATATAACAACATTATTTTTAGCAACGTCTTTTGTTTTTTTTAGTTATATTATTGGCAACAAATACAAAATAAAGTTTTTAAGGTATTGTAAATATAAAAATGTCGCAATAATATAAATATAGATGAGTACTTTAGAATTAGAAAAATTGAATAAAGAGTATGATTTGACATTAAAACAATATAACAAAGCTATGAATGATTATTTGGGGTTATTGCCAAATTTTACAGATGCCTCTTACAACTTAAGTGATGCATCAGATAATGCATTCACAAAAAAAATTAACAAAAAGAAAACAGAATTATTAGTAAAGTTAGACAGTATAAATGACAAATTAATACACATCGGTAAAAGTATTATTAATACAAACATTAATACGATGCCTATTTATAAAAACTCAGACAAAATTTCTGGTATTTATGAGGAAGGAATAGATATAAGTTTGAAAGATTTAGATACCGAAAAAATAAAATTAAAAAACATGTTAAAGTCAATTGTCAGTATGGACGAAGAGAGTAATGATGTAAAGTTAACTTTAGAATCCTACTACTACAAATTTTTTGGATTAGTAATTTTGGTGATTTTTTGTATAGCCTTGTTTGCATTTGTTAATACTATAAAAGCAGCTGACAATGGTAATCCTGAATAAAAATACATATATTTCCCAACTCTAAATAATATAAGTATTTCAAGATTGATTCATGTTTTTCTTAGCATTATATATAATATATGTATAGTGAAGGAATGAACGCAAATATGGTATATTTAGACACATTAGACGATGATACACAGATAAATGTAAAAATGAATTATTATAGATATATGCTGTTGTTAGTAATTTTCTTATTTTTATTGGTGTTATTAGCAAAAGTAGCATCAGTATCATCTGGTCAATCAGGTGGTGGTATGTATGGTTCGCAATTGAATGATTGTTTACTTCTTATTGCAATATTAGTTATAGGTTTATCTTTGGGAAACTTATTTATGTAATTGTTGTAACCATATCGAAAGTATATTAAAATCTTATTTATTGTAGTATTATTTATTGTAGTATTAATTATTATTTATTGTATTAATGTATAATAATATAATATGTCAAATAACTTTTCATCCAATATTGAAACATTTACAAATAAGATTAATGAATATAAAAATTATAAAAATCAAAATGATAATAGTGCAAGTGTAAGTTTAACGCAAGGTGACAAGTTTATGAACTATCAAAAAAGAATTAACGAGGTAACCAAATCAAAACGTATACCAAAACAAGATAAAATACTAGAAGGTTATACAGGGAGGACAGATACTACGACAGGCAACGATGACGCGCACACTATGCCTAGTTTTGATTTAGCGCAAAATACAAATGATCTTATCAATAGCGTAAAGTTACCTGACAACTACAATAGTAATAATCAACAACTTATGAAAGAATACAGCAGTTTAATGAACGACTTCAAAACCTTACAGAACAACATGAAAACTGCAACAAATAAATATTTAGAAAGGTCGAGTAGAAAAAATAACAAATACGCAGGTAAAAACGTCTGGTTTGCTGACAGTAACGGAAGCTACTATGCTGGCATGTACGTAACGATGGACGGAATTGCCAGATGGTATCCATCAACGGATATTTTAGATAGTGCCAAGAATTGTAATAATATAGAATGGTTATATGCAAATTCAGATATAGTATTTAAAAGTGAATGGGAAAATTCAGGGCATTTTATTAAGATGGACGATGATGTAATCCTTATGACAGGTGATGCGATGGAGTCAGTTGACCAGTGTGGAATATCAGGTACAAATGTTTTTGTTGGAGCTGGTATGGGTGGTGATGCGGATTTACAAGGTGTTTACAAAACAAACAAATCCACGCCTACAGGTTACTTAGGTGGTGATCCAGGTAATGCTATTATAGTGCAAAATCCTAATTTTAATGCGCCAAAACTACCTAGTGATAGTTATGAGTCTTATAGCTCAGATACAGTAGTACCTGGATGGAGTTTTAATGCTGTATTGATGAATAGTTCATCTGCGTGGGGCTATCCAACACCTTATCCGCATGGTAGTCAAGCATGTTCCATACAAGGTACGTCAACAATCAGCCAGACATTTAGTAATGTAGAGGCAGGAACTTATACTGTGGAGTTAATGGCTTGTGGTAGAAACTGTTGTGATGGTTCTGGTGAATCAAATCCTATAAATATCAATTTGAATGGTACTACTTTCTATACAATAAATGTTCCTGTAAATCAGTGGACAGATGTATCAGGATCATTTACAGTATCATCCCAAGGTACATATACAATAGAATTTGCAGGTACATATACTGCTGGAGATAGGTCAACCGCTGTTCAAAATATATCAATAGCACAATCAAGCGGGTCAGGTACGATGACGTATGACATGTGTAAGGCAGCCGCATATATTGACGGATATCAGTATTTCGGTATACAAAACGGTAATCCTAATACTGGCGAAGGTTATTGTGCCGCAACAAATGATTTTGTGAGTGCATCGCAACCAGGTACTGCTCATAAACAAACAAAAGTAACTACAATTTGGCAGACTAATACAACAACTGGTGCTTATGCTAGATTGACAAGTACTGGTGTGCTTCAAGTTGTAGATAGTAATGGAAATGCTGTATGGTCATCAACTGGTCCAACAAACGGGGCTAATTATATAGGTTGTTATAATGACGCTGCGATGTACGGGAAACCACGCTCACTAAGTAATTATGTTGGTAATGGCGATGCTATGGATTGCAGAAATATAGCTAAAAGTAATAATGCAACAGTTTATGGTAATCAGTATTATTTTCCAACATCAGGAGGTGAGTGTTGGGAATCAAGCGATTTAGATTCAGCCAGAGCAGCAGGTAAAGCAACAAATTGTACTAAAGATAGTAGTGGTAATATGGTAGGTGCGGCTTGGTCAAATGCTGTGTATACCTACAATCCAGGTATAGGATGTTATATTTATGCACAAAGTGACGGAAACTTGGTTGTGTATAGAGGTTCAAATCCGAATGATAATCAAGGTGCTATTTGGTCGACTGAGACCAACGGTAAACAAAAAGATTCATGGCCTGGATGGGACCCGAAAAATACCAAATATGGAAAATCGTGGGTGTATAATGGATATGATGGTAATAACGGAACAGGTAATGATGGTTTTGTTCTTTATCCAAATGAGAGTTTGTCTGACCCATCTGGTGTTATATGTTTAACTATGCAGAGCGACGGAAACCTAGTTTTGAAAACTTCGACAATAGGTGAAGCATATGCAAAAGATAGTAATGGAAAATTCATGGGTTCTGATAATGACGCAATAGCTATTTATAAAACACCTTCTATGCCAAGCAACGATAATTATGGTAAGTTATCATATATAGATAACGCAGGTATAAGTCATCCTTATGATGACACCAGCTATACATATACAAGCAGTTATACTGAAATACCTAATTTAAAACAAACCGAATATTCGTATTCAATAAATGGAGTTGATTCAGTAACTGATGTTAGTTTAGAAGATTGTCAACAGGCTTGTAGTAATGATGATGGTTGCGGTGGGGTTGTATACGATACTAGTGGTCAGGTTTGTTCATATAATAGCATTAATGCGATGCCTAGTAATACTATGGTCTCTTCTAGTACAGGAAGTTCTTACTTGCGAAATAAGAAACCATCTGCCAGTAGTTATACAGGTAAAGTAACACATGTTGATAGTGATTCTTATAACAACTTTGTACCAGGAACATCAGCAACAAGTTATACTGGTACTTATGAATTAAAAGGCAGTACATCTGTCCAAAGGCAACAATTACAGCAATTACAAGGCAAATTGAATCAAATATCAAGTAAAATCAAAGAGAACAACAATAAGCTTTCGAAAGGTAATGACCAGATGTTTAACCAGAGTAGCACTAATATGAATACGAGTAATCAATACATGAAGGATTATTCAAGAATGAATAAAGGTATTGAAGAAGAGAAAGAAATGAGTGTACGAATAGATAACATGTTAGATAATAGTGATATAGTGATGTTGCAAAAAAATTATACTCATGGGGTATGGACTATTTTAGCTATAGGTTTGTTATTAGTAACAATAAGCATAGCAAAAAAATAATTGGTCACTTCAACATACGAAAAATATATAAATTTGTAAAGAGAAGTATTTTTTAATTAAATATGATATTATATAAATTATCTTGATATAGTTTATATAATATGTCTAATGATTCAAGCGGGAACTCAACACAAATTTTGAATGATATCAAAAAACTCCAGAAAATGGAAACTGATATGTTTAGTAACTTAGATACTAATCCAAATTTAACAGAGGATGAAAAGAACCAGATGGTTGATGAAATTACAAATATTGCGAATATGAGAGTAAATTTATATCATTCGATGGGTGGAATAAATGCATTTATGAATAAGGCATTTAATTCAACATTAGGTACATTAGATGACCAAAGTTACGCTCTGGCTATAATTGAGAAAGAACTAAAGGAATCCCGTAGAAAGTTAGAAATAATGCAACAAGAAAAAATGAACAAAATAAGACAGGTAGAGATTAACGAGTATTACAGCGACAAATACAAAACACATACATACTTGATGCAAGTGATAGTATTGACATTAATACCAATTATAATTTTAACATTACTTTATTCAAGAGGTACACTGAAAGATACTCCGTACTATATTCTATTGATACTTGTGCTGGTTGTTGGTGGTTATTTTTCATTAACAATCTGGCTATCCATAACCAAACGTAATAATATGAATTACGATACCTATGACTTTTATTTTGACGCTAGTAATGCACCATCCCCATCAACTGATGCAAGTAATAATAGTGACCCTTGGACGTCATCATCCAGTAACAGTAATGAATGTAGTGGTGCTGATTGCTGTGACACCGACATGAGTTACGACAGTTCCAATAATATATGTGTTGAGTCATTTGGTGGTATGAATATTACTGAGAGTATGATTGATGCTATGGTTAACAATTCAACAAACCAAAACAAATACAAGCAAAACAACAACAGTAATTTTGTTGCCAATAATTCACCTAGTTTTATCAACTATGCTTCAAAGTAATTGTAAATATAAATCATATTTCGTGAATAACATATTTTTGTAAATATAATAACATATTTTTATATAATATCATATTTATATAATAATAATATATGCCAAAAAAACATCCATTTCGTCATCATCATCATCACCATCAACAAACACAGTTAGACCATTTTAATGAATTGTTAAATAATGCAAAAGAAATGAATACGTGTGATAGTGAATGTCAATACCGTAAAAAATCACAAGAGTTGCATAAACGACTAGAACGTTCTTTAGAAGTAAAAAAAGAATTACCTGGTAAGATCGAAGATAACGAGAAAGAGTTTATTATTTTTACAAAGGGTAAACAATTTTACAGAAATATGGTAGACAAAAAAATAAAGTTAGACATTAGAGAACTTCTTGGTAAATTTATATTAGATTTTAATAATGATTCTAAAAACATGAATCGTAACATAGATACTTATGACAATTTATACGTGAATTATGATAATGTAAAAGATTTATACAAAACGTATAAGCATGAGAATATGATGTTGAGAAAAAATATAAAAATAGAAGGAAATGATATTCTAACAAACGAGCGTAAAACATATTATGAAGAACAAGGTATAACGACATTACGCGCCTACAATTACGCCATAAGCATCATATATGCTATTCTTCTAGTATTATTCATAATATTTTTCTTCGTGTATCCAACAGATATGGGTCTTGGCGGTAAGGCGGGTGTAATATTAGGGTTAGTTGTTTTGTATTTTGTGCTTCCATATATTTTGGGCGCAATTATAGCAACAGCGTATTTTATATACGGTAAGCTACCAAAGAACGTATATGCAACAAAAACTGATTAAATTTATAATAAACTAATATTAGTACTTAAACTGAAACTTTAGTAAAAATTATACACCCCCGATACAAACCGATATAAAATGTGAATTTTGTGTTTATTTTATATGAATTAATAAACCTGGGTTATATATGAAAATAGTAACTGCAGTTGTCAATAACCCATTATTTATTATTATTCAATATTACACTTTAAAAAAGTATTTCAAAGGGTCGTCTTATGAGTTTATAGTGTTCAACGATGCAAAAGATTTTCCTGATTTTACAAACAACAACGAAACCAAAATAAAGGCAATTATAAAATCAGTTTGCAAAAAGCTAGGTATTTTATGCATAGATATTCCAAATAGTCACCATAGAAAAATGAAAGAACCTAGTTTCAGAACGGACGACTCTATGAATTATATATTGAAATATCAAATACGCAATCCAGATAAATATTTATTATTAGACAGCGATATGTTTTTGATAGATTATTTTGATATAAACAATTGGTCTGCGTATGATTGTAGTGTTGTTTTACAAAGTAGTACACATGGTACGAATGGTAACCAAATTAATTATTTTTGGAATGGTATATATTATTTTGACATGACTAAAATGAAAAATACTGAATTATTAAATTGGAGATGTAGTCCATATTGTGACACGGGTGGAATGACACAAGTATGGTTAGAAAAAACGAAAAAAGAAATACCAGAATCTATTAACTATATGAAGTGTTTAACTGGTGGATGGAATATTGATGACCTACCAGATAATTTGAAATCGAAAAAAAGGTTAATAGAATTTATTAAAAATGATTGTAGAAATAAGAATGCTGACGATGGTGATAGTATATTCAGCGAAATATATGAAGATGTTTTTTTTCATTATAGGTCAGGAGGTAATTGGAGAGTCGAAGGTATGATGTTTCATGAAAGTAACTCAAAGAAATTACAAGATATATTATTATCTTAAACAGATATCTGTAACACCAACCTAACGAATCTAGCCAAAAATTCGCAATAAAATCACAATAAAAAAGGTTAATATATACACTAATTTTCTGTAGACATTAACAATCTATACATTTTCAACTATTTTTCTTTATTTTTTGTTTATTTTTTCTTTATTTTTTCTTTATTTTTTGTTTATTTTTTGTTTATTTTTATTCATCCTCTAATTCGTCCATTTCATCAGATTCCAAAGGAATAAACCTGCACTTATGCCATCCAGTCGATTTCGCAAGACCAAACATCCTGTTCATGTATTCTGTCACCTCTAATCCTTTCGGTGGTTTTCTATTACCATGTTCCTGAACAAACCATAATTTGAACTCATCCTGGACATTCTTCTTTCCAATTTTATCACGATTAGTGTCAGTTTTAACAATCCTCTCACTTACAAATGCGGCAATATGGTCCTGGTTATTACGATATTTATTAGAAGCATTAATCACGTGTTCACAATCAGTTACGATACCCTGTGTTTCAAAAGCTTTATTAACAAGAATACTAGCTAGAACTGGCGCAAATTTTGGTAGTTTCTCTTTTAGTGTCTTATCTTTCTTAAAAACATACTTCGTTTCATCAGTATATGTTTCATTCTCATCCACAAATTTTGCAACGTAATCTACTTTTCTAATTCTTCTCCAAGTACCGTCATCATTCGATTCTATATCAAACAGATTATTAGTACATACCACCAAGTTGAATTGAGGTTCAAATATCTCACTCTCTGAATATAACCCTCTTGCTTGAATAGGGTCACCACCAGTCAATTCCTTCATTATACCTTCATTCAACTTTACATTTTTACTAGGTTCTTGCATTACAGCATATCTTACGCCTTTCAGTTTAAGTATCTCATCTGATGTGCCACCAATCAGTCCACGTTTTTCAGTAACTAATGTTATCGGAACAGTACCTTTATAGTTACCTAATACGCATGACATCAAATCCGTCAATATCGACTTACCGTTACTACCACTACCATGATATACGTTGAATGTCTGATTTTTATTAGTACCAATCAAACACGAAGCCAAATGTTCTATCATATAAGTCTTCAACTCTGGAATCGGAAACAGTTTATTAAAGAACTCCATAATATCGTCTTTACAAGAACTCAACCCTTTGGTTTTATCAATCTCATCACTATTAATATAATCTATATTTGTGCATTTTGTTATGTAATCTTCGGGATAACCATCTCTAAACACCTTGTTATCAAAGTCAACGACACCATTATTAAAACACAATAAATGTTTCTTGGTATCCATGTTTTTGATAAATTCGCTATCATAAAACAACTCCATAGCTTCACGAACAATATTATTCTTGTCATTTGTTTTTTTCAACGTAAGCATTATATCGCCAATTATCTTCGCCTTTTTACGTATGAATTCAGCACGTTCATCGCCAGCATCATACTCCGTATATTCCGCTTGATATGCGTCTGCTTTTTTCGAAAATAGGTCATACATTTGTGTAGATATCGCATCTCTTATACTAATACCTCTATCTAATTCCCACTTATGGTTTTTATATCTATACCATATACCGCGTTTATCGTAACTCACACAAACATATCTATCTTTGAACATCTGCTTCAATATAAGTGCTTTATCATATTCTGTCGGACTATTCAACGCATTTTCTAAAGCGTTATCTATGGATTTTCTTTTAACAGTTTCGTAGCCTTCATGGTTGTATTGCTTAGCCCAATACATGATAGAACGTCGTGTAATACCATCACTATTCAGGTTGAAGTATTTCTTCCACTGGTTGTGTAAATCTGGAATAGTAGCATAATCAAAATCATTTGCATTACTTCTTAGCATAACCCAAGACAGGAATAGTCGGTCGTCAGTTCTTTTCAACGCAAACGCAACCTGTCTATTTTCCAAGTGTGAACCAGGAGCATAAAAGCGTTCGGGTAATACTTGTGTGTACTCGTGGGTTTCTCTTATTTCATACTCATTATATTTCAAAGAATCCAACATATAATTCACAGCCTTTGCTAATTTATCTTTATCAGTAATATCAGCTATTTCAACTATATCGTCATCTTCTACTAATAATTTGATTTTCGCCTTGGTTTGTTTTCGTTGTTTTGGTTTGTTACCTTGAAAATTGTTGTACTCGGGTAAAATAGCAGGATTCAAATTAAAACTGACATGGTTTTGATATCGAACACTCAGCATACTAAAGTTATTACGCAAGTCAAAATCTTTAACATTAATCTCATCAACAACGAATTCTTGATCGGTTGTATCTAGGTTTATTTTGAAGTGTTGCACTAATTCATAAGCTTCATTAGCTGGTTTTCTAGAACCGTATAACTGCCAGTTTGTAGTACCTTTTGTAATACCTTCATCAAGTACGGATTCAAAATCATTCGTGATTGGCACATCCAATACGTCTTTTATTTTACCAATAATTTTTTGTCTTAGTAAACGTTGTACAGTACGGTCTGCTTTTATTCCCATTATCATATGAATACCATCCTTTGTTACATTTTGTTCGGTGTTTCTATTTACATTTGGTTTTTCAAAAACATACACAGGAAATGATTGTTCAGTAAATACAAATATATTTTTTAGTTCTTCTAAATACAACAACAATATATCTAATATATGCTCTGGTGTGTGTTGTCTTTCTTCCACAGAGTAATCATACCTAAAATCAAAATCCAGCGCTATAGCACCTTCGTCCAACTGTTTCTCCGTAATATACTCCTTTTGTTTTTTTATAAACACATGTTCATAATAGAGCTTATAATAATCGTTGATATCTTCGTCGTCGATTATATAAGACCCACCTAGAACATTCAGTTTTTTATCAGGTATTCGGGTATGTGTCCCTTTGTTACCTGGTCTATTTTTAGCGTTATGCTTCACGTAGAACTCAGATAAATCAGTATAATTCATACTATTAAGTATTATGTATAATTAAATAGAATATATTTAATTAGTTTCATTTTTTTTATAAATCCTCTCATATTTAACCCCCGTTAAATATTTTTTGCATAACTTAAAATCCGTTACCTATATACAATTACTACTTAAATAATATAAAAATTACCGTTCAATAACAATATATTAAACGTATGTCTATATTCATTTCTAAAGATACTACACGAAGGTTGTTGAAAGACGTTAGACAAATTATAAAAGAACCGTTGACTGATTCTGGTATACATTATGTTCATGACCCAGAAGATATGTTGAAAGGATATGCTTTAATAATAGGTCAAAAAGACACTCCTTATTATGGTGGTATGTTTTTTTTTGAGCTCGTATTTACGAACGATTATCCTTACAAACCACCGTCAATAACCTATTATACAAATGGATACAATATTCGGTTTCACCCTAATTTGTACAGGAATGGTAAGGTGTGTCTTTCACTATTGAATACGTGGAGGGGGGATCAGTGGACTTCGTGTCAGACAATTTCTAGTGTGTTACTTACAATATCCAGTATTTTTACAGAAGATTCACTAATACATGAACCAGGAATAACACCATCTGATCCAGATGTTGCAATTTACAATAAAATTATTAGCTATTATACTATTTTAGTAACATGTGACATTATTAAAGAGAAAATCAAAAGCAATTTTTTTAGTATGTTTAAATCAATTATGAATGACTATTTCCGTAAAAATTATTCTGATATGAAGAAATATATTGATAATAAGATTGTTATGTATCCAGAAGAACGTATGTATAAAACTAGAGTATATCACATGAATGTAGTCGTTGATTATAACATAGCATTAAAGGCAATTAATACAGCCTATAATAGTTTGAAATAGCGTTTTAATTTCAAAAAAAAATGAATATAAATAATTAAATAGATGTATAATATAAGTTTAGAATAATGAGGTTTTGTAACAACTGCGATAACATGTACTATATCAGAATAGATAACAACGATAGTAATAAGTTGGTTTATTATTGTCGTAATTGTGGAAATGAGGATAGTACGATAGCATCAGGTGCTGAGCTAACTGTATCTAGAATTGAGATTAAGAATAACGACAAAACGTATGCTAATATTATCAATCAATATACTAAATTAGATCCTACGTTGCCTAGAATTAATAATATTTTATGTCCTAACACTAAGTGTGAAACAAATACTAAAAAATCAGACAAAGAAATAATATATATTCGTTATGATGATGTAAACATGAAATATATGTATTTGTGCTCAACATGTGACTTTGTTTGGGAAACAAATGAGAATCAATAGTAACCAGGTATAATCAATAGTAATAATAATTAGTAATATAGATTATTATTACAAGTAAAATAAAGTATTTTTAAAAAAAAATGATTAGAAAATATTTATATTATTTTATATAAAATACATAATGAGTGACGACGAAAGAAGTTTTAGTGATAGCAATTATAACAGCGAAGATGAATATCTACCAACAAAGAAAACAAAAAAACCAACCATAAAAAGTAAAAAATCTGCAATTACTATCGATGATTATAATAATGACGACAACGAGGTTGATGATAATCAAGCACTAGATGATAATGATGACGTAGATGATGATCACGTAGATGATGACGTAGATGATGACGTAGATGATGACGTAGATGATGACGTAGATGATGACGTAGATGATGACGTAGATGATGACGGTGATGATGATGACGGTGATGATGATGAGGATGATGATAATATGGTTATGAACGATGACGAAGAATATAATAATGCAGATACAAAAAAAAGAACCAGTAAAAAGAATTCACAAACAACCAAAGAAAATAATGCAGCAGCTAAACAAGATAATTATGGTATGGATGGAATGGACAGTAACTATAATACAGACGATGATTACAATATGGATAATGACGAGGATGATGATGATGACGACTACGATGAGAATTATCTACAAAAATTTGATTCAGAAACCAAAAAAAATTATATAGAAGAATTCCACCCAGAATGCAGAGAAGAAAATTATAATGAAATCATGGCATTATCAAAAGTAGTTAGAGATGAAAGTAATATGATAATAGATCCGTTACATAGAACAATACCATTCCTTACTAAATATGAAAGAGCACGTGTTCTAGGAATGAGAGCAAAGCAGATAGAGTATGGATCATTACCTTTTGTTGAAATCCCAGATAATCTATTTGATCCGCATATTATAGCAAATATGGAATTAGAAAAGAAAAAAATGCCATTCATAATAAGAAGACCGTTACCTAATGGTGCTTTTGAGTACTGGAATTTAAAAGATTTAGAATGTATTTCATATTAAAAAAATTATTAATGTTTATTAATCTTTATTAACGTAAGTAAACTAATTATATTTTTTATTTTATCTGTCTTTTTTGCGCATGTTATATTTTTATATTTTTAATTACATTCTTTACATTAACACATCCCAAAGTCCTTGTTTTTTCAACGTCCTTTATATAGGCACACATTATATCACACGTTGCAGGATTATTCAGCTTCGTGGTATGTTGTTTGCATAGTAACGCACCTCTTTTTAGTACGGTGGTTTTATCTTTTTTATTCAAACCTTCAGGCATTTTACATACTACATGACAAGATGATATTTTATTTGCATGAAACCATATATCATCATCGTCACCTTCGTCTATTACCGCAAAATTATCTTTGGCACTTGTACCTATATAATATGTAACTTCTTCGTCTATTTTTGGGAATTCTACTACTTCTGTTTTCATTATGCTTTAGTTATTAATCGATATTTATTACTTTCACTTTAATATATAAAAATTATAATCATTTTTATTTTTATGTATTAGTGTATTTATAGGTTTCTATCTATATTTATGTAGTATATTTATGTAGTATATTTATGTAGTATATTTGTCTATCTTACTCGTTTAAATTTAAAATATATCGTAAATGTTTGTCATTCAAATCGGTGTCCCTATATCCATCATGATATAGTTTATTTAGATTGAATTTATTAGGTAATAACATATCTAAAGTACTTTTTTTACGACTATTATTTGCCCACATATATGGACTAATATGCAGAACAGAGGTTGTTACATTCATAAACGTAGGATTCACTTTTGTATCAAATTTATCATAAAGATGAGACGATGCCGACATATTAAGTTTAAATGTATTTATAAATGAACTGGCTATACATGCATCTATGGCTTCTTCTAAGTCATCGAACCCAGAATATACATCCGTTTTAAATGTACTTCTCTCTTTTAATGTAATGCCTATAAATAACTTATTCAAATCAAAATTTTCTGTACAATAGTTTTCCAAAATTTCATACTTCAATCTAGCTTGAGCTTCATTAATATTATTTATATCTTTTAAATCAAGGTTAATAGTCGATTGAATAAACTTGTCAACATTTACATATGGTTTCATAGATAATAACAAACAGTTCCACGCTCCACTACAAGAACCAGTAAACACATAATCATCTATTTCAAAGTTCTTTTTAATATAATTGCAAATACCTAGCTGATAAAACCCTCTTAGACCTCCAGGTGATACATATATCATTTTTTTGTTTTGGAGTATTTTATCATTTATTGTGTACATATCCACTTTATCATTATAATCCAAACTACGCCTATCATTATTATAATTATCGTCATTATTATCGTAATAATTATTATTATTATCTCGATTACTTTTGTGTAGATAATTCAGCGGATTTACTGTAGATAATGCACGCGATGCTATCATGCTAGTATAAAAAGCATTTCGTTCATATCTACCTATTAATTTTACGCTAGAGATATATCTAGTGTGACTGCATACGTATAATAATGGTGCTAGATATTTTATATACATTTTTATGTATAACACAATATCTATTTATATCTATTAAACAATACTAAATATTATTTAAACACATACAGAGATGATTATTATTAGTAACCATATAAGTTATGAAAGTGGCATTATGTTTTATAATAAATTATGACCATATATTAAATAAAGAAGATATATGGCGCGAATGGATTGAACATAATAAAGACATTATAAATGTATATTTTTACTACAAAGACAGAGAAAAGATACAATCTAAATGGATTCTTGAGCATGCAATACCTAAGAATTTTATATATCCTACCTCTTATTATAATATAGTACCTGCATATTTATCGCTTATTCGATATGCTTGTATTAGAGACAATAGCAACTTATGGTTTTCTTTCTTGACTGATTCGTGTTGTCCCATAATTTCACCAACAAAATTTAGGCATATGTTCTTTACTAACTATTATAAAAGCATATTGAGTTGGAAGGAAGCGTGGTGGAATATAAATTTTCATAGAAGAGGTAATCTTCGTTTATTGCCTAATAAGTATAGATTAGCAAACGACCCATATTTTATATTGAACCGCAAAGATGCAATAAGCTGTATGTGGTTTATTAAATATAACTCCAAGATGGCAAATACAATATTAGGAGGTGCTATATCTAATGAAAGCTTCTTTGCAATAGTGTTGAAACATTATAAAACATTAGACAAGGTTATATGTAGTCCAACTCATATGTCTGATTGGTCTAGAATGACGACTACAACAAGTCCTTACCTTTTTCGTGATGACGACGATCTTAGAGATAGAAGATTCATAGAATCAAACCTCAGTAAACAAGATAGTAATATTATGTTTATTCGAAAGATTGCCATATTATTTCCAGATGATGTACTAAGAGAATACATATATGGTTATAATAAAAATAAGGATAACAAGTTAAGTGTAAACAAACCACTAATTTATTATTATTACCAATTATGTTCTATTATACATCTTCTGTATCCACAATTATTAGTTGTATTAGTTGTATTTGTTTTATTTGTTTTATTTAGTTTATTCATTAGTCATTTTCTTTGGTTATTCGATGTCTGTTTATTCAATTTACTGATTAATTAAAAATGACTTAAATAATTGGGTAATTCTACATAAAGGTAATACAAAATGTGTATGAAAAATGGGATCTACAGAGCTTATTTGCAATATAAATTAATTAATAATCATAAAAACAAAAATGTAATGTTAGAAAAGTGGTGTAAAGAATACTGTAAAAAACAGTTATGTATTGAGAGTGATAGAGATTTAAAACAACGTGAGTGCTGTTTAAAAGCTATCAAAGATGATTATGAAAAACACAACAATAACAATCAATAATACCAAAAACTAAATAGAATAAAAAATTATTATTGTCGCTGGTTAGCCAATAATAATTCAGGAATAATATTTACACAATAACTACAATATAACTACATTAACACTTCCATCTATTGTCACACACTATACAGGTAACAAATGTTGTCATGGGCTCATCCGCCGACCTGGTTTGCATCTGATAATATGTACACTTATTAGATTTACATTTTCTACACTGAAAGGTGTCTGTAGCGGCTTCTATATTGTTCTCATATTTACTTTTATCACGTTTCATTTTATTTTCAATCAATTCAGCCCATCGATGAGGTACTAATTCCTGATGTGTCATAAATGCTATTGAAAATGATTTTATATCTCCGTTTGATAGTTTGTTCATAATTTCTGGAGTAAGGTTCGCATAAACGCTCCGTAATTTGTTCAAATATAATAAAACAAATTTATGATTATCCCATTTTTTAAATACTTTATTATTATCCGCCTCCTTTAAACTATAGTTAAATATAGCTTTTTCCAGGTTAATACTTTTTTTATCATCGTTTATCTTGTTATTAAGTTTTTTAACAATATTTTCACGGAAAGTGATTGGGGTATTTATTTTAGGAGTTGACATTATTTTGTTATTGATTTAAATAGTTAATAAATATTTAAATCATTTTTTTTTTAATCTTCATGTATATATTTTCATATATATATATATTGCATTTTTCTATTTATGTTAATCTTCTTCTATGTATTCCTCTTCTAATAATACTGAAACCATAGAACTAGTATCATCGCTGTCGTCACCAGAATCAACAATATATGGTGATTCACCTGATCCTGATTCATCACATTCATCGCTCACTACAAAACCATCTTTTAGATATCCATCTTTTGTTTTACACTCACTAGGAATGTTATCTAGTTCATCCTCCTCAGCATCGTCATCAATATGTGTTTCTGTCAAATCATAAAACCCACCAAATAACTTTTCGTATATATTTTTCCACATAGGTAACGACAAATCTAATGGGTTTCTTACAAAATCGCCTGGGTTGTCATATGCCACTACTAAGCAGTTACCAAAGAATAATGTATTGTCAACTGGTGGTGGTAAATCATATTTATTCTCGCTACTAGCTTTACCATTTGTCTTACCATAAACATTAATGTAGTATTTAGTATTATTTATTTTTACACACCAATCGCCGTACGGTTCAAACCCTTGTATAGTTTTAAATCCGCATTTCTTATATAACTTGTCTTCTCTAAAATCTTTAATTGTAGTTTCTTTTAATGTACCACATTTATCAACTATTATTATTTTAATATTACTCATCCGTTATTTATTCTTTTGACAATAGGTTTAAATAGTTTATCATCATTAATTATAATAATGAAGATTTACATAGACAATTATAATACTACTAATTTAGCTGGTAAATTGTCCAATATTGAAAGGGTTATCAGGGCGGAGTATAAGAAAAATATGTTTTTTTCGACGTCTGGTATTTATACGCTAAGAAAAAATCAAATTTTCAAAATAATTACAAAAGATGAAAACAACGTACAATTCACGAATGTAAAAATCAATAATTCAACCAACCAGCTAATAATAGACCACTCTTACGATGAATATGATATTAAATATAATATACCTTACGATAGTTACGAAATGAACTTTATTGAGCAAACATATTCTATTACACCAAACGATTCTATTAATTTAGTCATTTTATTACAGAATAAGCCAACAAATCAGCTTACAGAACTAATGAACAAGAATAATAATAATAGCTCTTTGATAGTAAAGGATTTTTATTTTACAGTAAATACAAGCACAAGCACAAATACAAGGACAAATACAAATAAAAATAATGTCCCAATAGATATGAAAATAGTAACAAAAATAGTTAGTGAGTTTCTATCACTACTAAAGTAATATTTGGTTATATTAAATTATTAAATGTTATTTTGGTCAATAAAAGTAATAATATTATCTGTTACTTTGATATTTCTAGTTCATTATTTAATAAATTTTTTTAAATCTACATTAACTGTCCCTAAGGTAAAAGATTTAGTAAATGTACCAACACAGAAATATGAGAACATTTTTAATATAATTCAGAGTGATAAACAGAGTTCTGTAAGTAATATGTATAACAATAACACCAATAATATACAAAATACATACACTAATGGTACAGACATAAATTTATTACCATCGATTGATATTAACTCTAACAATACCAGTCAAAACAATAATAATAACAAAGGATATTCAAATAGCATGAAGAACGAGTTGAAGGGATTTTTAAAAAAGCAATTAAATGAAGATAATAATAGCAACACTAATAAGGATAATCATGTTCATTTTATGGAAAGTAGTACTGTAAACTCATATAGTAGTTTATAATTTGTAATTTAATTATTTTACAATATTATTATAATACACTTTATTATGTCAAACCAAAATAATGACAACCGCACCAAGATCCATGACCCATGTAATACATATTTAGATTCTTTTTTTGATTGTATAACCAAGAATAAAAATACTGATTGTAACAAAATAATAGATAAATACCTCACTTGTGAAAGCAATAACTCTACTATGACAGCACCAAAAAGTAATAATATAAAAAATGGTATAGTACCTAGGTTATTCTTTATTGACAACATATAATATCTTATGTTTGTAGCTCAATAAATATAATTAGTAATATACATAAAGACATAAAGACATAAAGCCAAGTTATATAAGTATAATATAAAATGTACGTTACTAATGAATCCAAACAAATTCTACAAAATTTCCCTAACGTAAAACTTTCTTATGAAACTATAATACATAAAAAAGTTTATAAATCAGACATCATTTATGCTATCCCAAAAGGGAAGAAATGTGTTGTATGGTTTACATACTATAAAGGCGAGAGAGCGTGTATTATTTTAGAGTACTTTAACAAGAAAGTAAAGAATATACAAGTTACAAACGTGTCTTGCAAAGAAGAATTGTTTTTAGGTACAATTATGTATGGAACATTATTTACATGTACTAACAATAATAACTTATTTACAATAGAAAATTTACATTATTATAAAGGAGACAACACTACGTATAATAATTGGCATACTAAACTAGAAACAATACACCACATTATGCAGAATGAAATCAGAAAAACACTCGTTAACTCTTCATTCTTAATCTTTGGTCTACCTATAATAAGTAATGAGGTTAATGACATAATACAACAAATACGTAAAAGTAAATATCCTATCCAAAATATCCAGTTTATGTTATTTAATAATTCTAACAGACATCTGTCTTTGTCTATGGATAAAATAAATATTTCACAATCACAAATATCAAATACGATGACAAATACTAAATATAATACGACATTACCAAAAGGTAAACAACATTATAATGTGACGACGAATAAGAATCGTAGGTATAATTATAACAAGTGCGTTTTTCAGGTAAAAGCAGAACTGCAAAATGATATTTACAATCTATATTGTTACAACCAGAATAACGTATTGCAATATTATGACAAAGCTAGTGTGCCTAGTTATGCTACTAGCGTATTACTCAACAATTTATTTAGAAATATAAAAGAAAACGATGATTTAGATGTTATTGAGGAAAGTGAAGATGAAGAAGAATTTGAAAATGAAGAGTTGGATAAATACGTTGATATTAATAAGAGTTACAAAATGCTTTGTGAATATAATTACAAACATAATAAATGGGTACCTAAACAGTTAGCAAAAGAAAAAGACGTTATATGCAACATAAAAGATATTAGTAAGCCCAATCGCAACTTCTAATTAGCACATATTGTATGCCATGAATTATAATTATAATAATAATATTATATATACTACTATGTCTGCTGGTACAGATGCATCTATTTTAGGTTATAGTAATGAGCCACTATTTAGTGGTGCAAATAGTAATTATGTAAACACGAATAATAATAATAATCCTTTGTTTTTTGGGTCAAACGAGGTTCCTGGGTTACCAGGTCTTTCTGGTGCAAAAAATAACGTTGACGCCGCTCAGGGAAAAGTTCCTGGTGTATGTTTAATGAAAGGTGGTAAAAGAAGAAAAAGAGGCACTAAAAGAATAAAAAGTGGTAAAAATAAGAAGGGTAACAAAGGACGCAGTATAAAACTAAAAACCAGAATAAAAATAATATCTGGTAAATATAAAATGAAGAATAGAAAATCAATCGCACGTTTAAAAAGTACTCTTCGTAAAAAATACAGCTTGAAAAATAAGAAGAATAAGAGTAAAAATAGTCGCGTAAAAAAAGGTACTAGAAAGAATTCTATCAAAAAAATGAATAAAAAGTCAAGCCGTAATTCGAGAAGAACTAAAGGTAGAAGACATAACCGCAAGTATAAGGGTGGAAGTGGTAGCGGAGGTATTCCTTTTTCAGGGCTACCATACCCTGCAGGATATGCTCAATATAGCAACAATAATCCCAACACACCATCGTATTCTTTGGGTGGTGATCTAAAAGCATCAGATAGTGCTTTGGCAAACCCAGTACCATTAACAAAAACCAATAATTGTGTTGATAATTATGACCATTACACAAATAAAGGATTTGCTAGTAGAGGACATTAATTAATGAACGAAAAACTGTATATAGTTTTTATAAATAGAAAGCATATTCAATTTATAAAAATTTAAAATTTAAAAAAACTTGAGTTTTTTAAGTTCTCTTGCTAATCTAGAACCTCTATTTTTGTTAGTATTTTTTTTAGAACGATTCATCGACTTTCTCTTTGTATGGTTCTTCTTTTTTCTGCAGAAACTTCTCTTTTTACCAGTAGCCACCTTGCATCCAGGTAACTTCTTGCATCTATTAGGGTTTTTTACTCTTTTGCCTCTACACAAGCTTGATCTTCTGGTCATTTTATTTGCCATTCGTATATATATATATATATAAAAAAATAATATAAATTGCTATAATTGTTTATTTTTTGTGTAAATAAAACAAATTATACTACGCATTTGAAATATTGGTTGATTATTGGTTGAGTATTGGTTTAATTAATATTAAAATAGTGGTTTATTTGTAACTACTTCTTGTACAATCATTCCTAAAGCTGAAATCATAGCAATTCTTCCATGATTAAGTTCTGCATTCTCCATAAATTCTTGGTCTAATTTATTAAAATCCTTATTTATTTTGAATCCTAACTCGCCAGGTGTGTAGTCAGATTTTATAGTAAAAAAATTATTCGTTCCAACAAATGGCGATTCCCAACCATTCAACATACTTTGAAACTCAGCAGGTGCTGCTAATCCTACCAATAACATAGTAAAAAATGGACTAGAACTATCTAAAGCATGGATACCAGGTTGACCAGAAACTACTTCATACGCAGGTATACCTACACATCCTAACATACCCCATCTGCTGTGTTTCAGTTCAGCTTCTCTAAGCCATAATAATTGACTATCTGTACGTTCATTAGACAGACCAAGAGGATCAAAAAACCCCGTGGGTTTTGTAACGCCACTCAATTTTAATGCATATATACAAGGGGTCGTAAGTAACATCGTAAGCAAAAAACGTAACGTAACATTATACCTAAATACTATATTTTTATTAAATGTCTTTAATGAATAATGTATAAATAAACAAATAACTCTATTATTATTTATTGTTATTTACATTATCTTTTTTAACTAAAGGGGTTAACAAGCATTTACCCACTCCTGCACCCACACCTGTATTATTATCGCTATCATAACCATTACCACCCTCGGTGTTGTCATCCTCTGAATCCTCCGTTATGCTATTATCACTAGTGTTACTTTTTACACTACAATTCTTTTTACGCGACACAGTTGACGTATTTATTTTTCTCTTGTCATTAGGTTGAAATACTAATTTCCATGAGCTATTATCTATACAATATTTATTGCTATCAGTATACAATATTTTATAGTTCTCCCTACGATAAAACGTCTTACGCTTCCTCCACTGATTCTGGAATAAACCATGTGAATCTATAATATCAATAACCAAAGGACTACTATGCTTCTCTCTCAAAATTCTACCTACACTTTGTTGTATATCCGTCTTAGGAGTTGCCATAATAAGTGTAGTTAGTGTCTTTATATCCAGCGCTTCTGCAGCCATCGCATAAGTTGCTATTACTATCTTTTTACCTTCAGTTTCTTTTAACGCTGTTTGTTTCATCCCTCCTATATAGTAACCTACTGTTGTCATATTTCGGTGACTTATTGCGTCATACAAATATTTCAATAAACATTTATTATGCGCTAAAATCATTATCTGTTTACATGATGACGTGTCTTTCAATAAATCACCAAGCACCGTTAATATAAACTCACTACGCCGATTATAATCACATAATTTGCTTATCATACTACTGTACGCTGGGTTACCTCTATAGTCATACTTAACCTCATTAAATTCTTCATCTTCGGTCTTGTATTCGATACCTTTTACCACTACTTTATGTTCACTATCACGCGCGCCTTTGAAAACAACTGGACCTAAAAACATCTTAAATACAAATGTAGTTCCATCCTTACGGTCCATAGTAGCGGATAACCCTAGCATGTATTTGGTTATTATTTTGAATAATGTCTTGCTAAATACTTCACTTGATATATGATGCACTTCGTCTATTATCGTCAAGCCAAAACTATCGAATATAGTACTCGGATATTCTTTCATAGACAAACTTTGTAACATTCCAATAACGATGTCTTTATCATCAATATCTATTACTTGTCCCTGAATTTTACCTATGCGTGCTTTTGGTAAAAACTGTTCAATTCTTTCAATCCACTGATTCATCAAAAATTCCTTGTGGACAATAATCAAGGTTTTTTTTTTCAATTCAGATATGATATTCAAAGACAACACCGTTTTACCAAACGCACAAGGCAGTTCTAATAACCCTCCACCTATCTTAGTTTTAGAAACATGGTCTAAGTAAGTAGAAACAACGCCTTTTTGGTTATCACGTAAACTACCTTTGAATTCCAGGGCTATGTCTTCGCCGTTCTTTATTTTTACTTTATCGACATTACCATAATGTTCGACACCATAGTAATGTGGTACATATATTTTATTATTTGATTCGCGGTAAACTGGGAATCCTTGGGGGTTAGTATTAGGAGCACCATGAATTTTTGGTGTTATTGTCAGTTCCTCTCTGATTTTTTTTTCTTGTTGAACCGTCAATATTGATTTAGGTATTGTATACCCTTTTTTGCCTATATATAAATAATTATCGTCGACCATCGTAGTATTTAGTATTTTTAGTAAGTAATATTTATATCCTTTTGGTTTTCATTTTTATTATAAAAATAAATAAAATCTCAAACTATGATATATATTATGAATCAAGAGATATCATTTAAAAAAGTAAATACTGGCGAAATGTTGTTGTCTATTCTATTTATTGTTTATCTAATTATGGGGTTTAATACACCATCTGAAGTTGCAGCAATCATCGATGCTTTACCTGGTAAGATTGTTGTATTATTAGTCATATTATACTTATTCATGTATCATAATCCGATAGTAGGTATTTTAGCAATATTAGTAGCATTCGATCTTTTTAGAAGGTCATCACATGCCGACAAAACAGATGACACCCAAAAAACAAAGAAAATAAATCGTCATGCATATCAACTACCAAAAAGTGATAGTGAATTTACACAATTTAATCAATTCCCATTTACATTAGAACAAGAAATGGTTAGCAAGATGGCACCTGCTGTTAACTCTGGTAAACCCAATAACAAAGCATCTTACCAACCTACACTAGATAATTTACATGATGCATCGACTCTTATTTAAATATATTATTATCACCTCACAAATTATATTATTGATATTATAAATTATATATGTTTATAATATGGATAAACAGATAACTAATATTTTATTATCCTTAACATATAATAATTATGCATCATACCAAACAAAAATTACTAATGTGATTGGTAAACATTATATCATATTCTTGATTTTATTAATTATTATAGTTGTTTTTAATGTAAGTATATTGTCATCAATTGATGTACAAATACTAAGATTACACACATGGAGAGATTATAAATATTTTCATGTAAATAACGATTCTAAAACAATAAGTAATATTAATTCATTTCTTAAGAATAATCCGCAAAAAATACCAAAAATAATTCACCAGATATGGATTGGACCTAAAGATGTACCTTGGAAATGGATTAATTCTTTTAAAGAAGATTTCATGAAGAAACATCCAGGGTGGAAATATTATTTATGGACGGACAAAGAAGTTGCAAAGTTAAATTTAGTAAATAAAACTCATTATGATAATGAAAAAGGGTATAACGGAAAAGCTGATATACTAAGATATGAACTGTTATACAAGTTTGGTGGTATATATATTGATGCTGACTCATACTGGTTAGGTTTGGATTTGGGTGACTTGATTAAGCAAACCAATTATACTGGTTTCTTTGCTGCAATCGAGAATAAAAAAAAATGTAATAAATGCTTAGCGAACGGTGTATTAGGTAGTTCTGTTAATAATCCTATCGCAAAATATTTAGTAGACATACTTAATAAACAATACAATAAACACATACGGGATTACGCCGTTGGACCTTGGAAAACACTAGGACCATATTATGTAGACCAAGTATTGTATAAGTTTAATATTACTGTATTTCCAGATTATTATTTTTATCCAATATATTGGGTGTCAGGAAACAAATCGTATGAAATACCAATAGAGGAACAAAAGAAATTGTATCCGAATAGTTACATGACACAATATGGATATTCATCCAACAACTTAAAAGGTGATGAATGATTATATGATTCTTG